CCGAGGTTCACGTCCATATCAGCGAATGAATCTACCCAGGAAGTGACAATTCCTTTTGTTTTCTCTCCCTCTTTCTCTACGCCGATGTTATATCCCTCTACGGAATATGCACCTAATCGTTTGAATACTCTGGACGGAGAGTTAATATCCAGCTTGTCTTTGAACCATGAGATAATACTGCTGCCCCACGATTCAATGTTGTTCTTACAGGTAGAGTACAGATTTCCTATACCGTTCTTAAAACCATCTACCACATTTTTTGCAATGTCATACCACTTGTCATAAGAACAGGTATTTGTGAACCACGTTTTTACATTAGAAGCCCATGTTGTAATGTTGCTCTTACAAGTCGTATAACTGTTTCCGATTTTCGTTTTGAAGCCGGAAATAATATTCTCTGCATAGGTACTCCACTTAGAACTATTGATGCCTCCAAAACCACTATCAGAGAACCACGTTTTGAGGTTTGAAGCCCATGTTGTGATATTGCTTTTCGTATCTGTGTACGACAGTCCTATTTTGTTCCTGAAACCAGCTATGATATTTCCTGCATAAGTGGTCCATGTGGCATTGTTGATATTTCCGAATGAAGATCCAGAAAACCAATCTTTCAGGCTACTCGCCCAAGTAGTAATGTTGTTCTTTGTGGTGGTATAGGTGTTTCCAACCTTTTCCCGGAAGCCGGAAATGATATTGTTTGCGTAGGTCTGCCAAGTATTGCTATTGATGTTTCCAAAGCCGCTGCTCGTATACCATTCCTTAACTTTGCTCGCCCAGGTTGTGATGTTATCTTTTGTAGTGGTGTATGCGTTACCCACCTTTGTTTTGAAACCAGTGATAATATCATTTGCGTAGGTGGTCCATGTACCGTTGTTCACTCCGCCGAATGAAGAACTATTAAACCACTCCTTTGCCTTTGAGGCCCATGTGGTAATATTGTCCTTGGTCTGTGTATAGGCATTTCCCACTTTCGTCTTGAAACCGGAGATAATGTCATTTGCATATCCGGTCCATGTTTCCACGTTGACCCCGCCAAATGATGAATTGTTGAACCACTCTTTAGCCTTAGTAGCCCAAGTCGTGATGCTGTCTTTCGTGGTGGTATAAGCATTGCCTATCTTGTCCTTAAAGCCGGTTATGATGTTCTGACCGTGGGTTTCCCAAGTCTCTTTGCAAATCTTTCCAAAACTCGTACCCGAGAACCAGTCATTGACCTTTCCGGCCCACTCCGTAACTTTTGCTTGGCAGTCTGAGAATTTCTTTCCGATGCCTCCATTGAAAGCAGTGACAAGATTGCTTCCAAGTGTGCTGAATACGGTTGAATCGGATGAACCACCTATGCCAAATATTCCTTTGACAACATCTGTCACATTTCCGAAACAACTCAACGCTGTCTGCAATGGTGCCGGCAAAAGGGATTTAGATATTCCACCAAGCAAGCCACTGACTATTTTCTCTCCGACAGTATTTATTTCTCCATCATCAGATCCAATTCCAAACTTCTTAGATATTCCCTCTACAATGCTTGTTTTCAACTGGTTCCAAATGGCGGTCCATGATACCCATTTGAACAAATTCTTGAACGTCCACTTGGCTGCAAATACCTTAAAGACTGTTTTGAGGATTGTGTCCCAGTCAATCTCGGACATTGCCGTTCCTACGCCCTTTAGAAGTTCGTACCAATCTACCTCGTCTATCAAAGTGTTAATCAGTGTGCATACACCAGATATAAGGGAATTGATTGTGCCTCCGGCTTCTTTCCAGTCGATAGTCTTAACTGCCTTGTTTATCGCACTCGCAAAGTCACTTCCGATTTTCTTGAAATCTATCTTTGCAAGGAATTTTCCAAGACCGCTGAAAAGTGTCTTGATGCTGTTGCCAAGCGTTGTGCCTACGAGATTCCAGTCGATCTTCGTAATTGCGGTATTTATATTTGTTCCAAGTCCCTCACAGAAAGTATCGAAACCATCTTTGATGGTATTCCAATCGAGTTTTTTCAGTGCTGTGTTGACACCGTTTGCAAAGTTCGTAGCAATATCTTTCCATGGGAAAGTCTTTGAGAAATTCAGTACGGCAGTAAATACACCATTTACAAAACCGGCGAATGTTTCTCCAATGCCAACATAATCAATTCCGGCTATTGCATTGCCAAGCAAATTGCCGATTGCGGTTCCGAGTGAAGCCCAATCCAATCCGGTAACGAATGTCTTTGCAAATAGAATCGCTGAGTTTATTGCATTGGAAATTGCTGTTCCAATTTTCTTCCAGAGATCTTCTGTCTGCAGGGCAGCGTTGATTGCATCTACGATACCCTGCGCAAGTCCCTTTGCGGTTTTATTTATCAGAGTCCAGTCAAGAGTATCTAATGCACCAATGATAAGATCTGCTATTGCCGTTCCGAGACTGCTCCAATGGAAGTTTTCTACAAATGAATCAACGAACTCAAATGCAGAGTTAATAGCTTGCGCTATTGTCACGCCTATTGATGTGAACAATCCAGGAGTTTCAAGGAAACCATTCAGGAATGTCGCAATGCACTTCGCAATCTTTCTCAGAGATGCTTTGATGCCGTCCCACTGAATGTTATCGAGGGCTTCTTTCAGTTTCTCCCCGAACATTCTTCCTACATCGTAGAAATCAGCTTCATCCCAAGCATCCTTAATCATCTGTGCAAGATTTTTGTACTTATCCGCAATCTCGTCTGTTTCATAACCACTTCCATCGGCTCCGCTGTTGCTTCCACTGCCGCTTTTATCATCACTTAGGATGTTAAGCTCATCTATGCCGGTGGTAAGGTTCTTTGCCGCCTTTGCAGCACCATTTAAGGAATCTGTATAATCTTTATTCTGTTTTATTGCCTTGGTATAGAACTTCTTACCGGTGAGTGCTGAGAAGAACTGTGCCAATGCGTTTGTTGCTGCAACGAGCTTCTGAATCAGATAATCCAGAATCGGAGTAACTACATTCAGTATTGGCTCAAATGCAGTTGTCAGTGATGCTCCAAGCTGTCGCAAATCGTTGTAGAGCAGATTTACGTTTTTGTGAAACTCTGTTCCGGCTCTTTTTGAATAAATAACAAGGTTATCGAATCCTGTTTTTACGAGTTCAAATAGGTGTGTAAACATTGAACGTAATAACATGAACGTTCCAAGTCGGATGATTGAGCCGAGTTTCTTTGCAAATGCACCAGATTGTTTTTCTGAAAATCCAAGGCTCTCTCTCACTCTCTTTTTGAGTTCCTTGAATTTATTTATAATTGCAGCAATCCCAGAACGGATTTTGTTCACTACCGTTTTCACGGCAGAAATGATTTTTTGTGTCTCGTTCTTTACAGCATTTGCCACTTGCCTTACCGCATTGATGATTGCAGTAAGGATTGTCAGGATGATACCAATAATCGGTATCGCCGCCTGAACGGCTTCAAGACCTACCGCCATAGACTGGAATCCGGCATTTGCCGCCATGCCCCCGGTTTCAATGGCCGGAAGAATTGATGCAATTCCACTTAATATAGAAGAAAAAGTTCCAAGTCCACATTTCTGTGCTGCATCCCCTATGGACTTAATGGACTTTGCCACATCCTCCATATTCTTAGGAGACTGTGAAACCGTTTCCTTGAACTGCTTAAACTGTTCCTGTGCCTGTCTGAGACCATTCACAGCTTCCTCATACTGACCGGTATCAAACCGTATCTTTCCACTCTCCATACCGCTGACAGTGGCTTTGTACTTATTGATCTGGTCTATGAGTTCCTGAATACGTCTATTAGCCGGATTTGTGTTTGCCTGATTGAGACTTTCGTTTAAGTTTGTCTGTCCGGCTGCTGCACTTTGTCCGGCAGTTCCGAGGTTGCTTTCCTCTTGTGCCAACTGACTTGCCGCTGATGCGGCACCGTTCATTGCTGCCTGTGCCTCTTCTGATGCAGTCGCAACGCTTTCTGTGGCTGCCGCTGCTTGCTGACCGTTCTCCAAAGGCTGTACACGTCTCTGTGCCCCCTCAGAATCAATTCTGATGCTGACGCGATTATTCGATCCGAGGTTTCCAAGTGCTGTGCTGACTTCCTTTACAGTAGCCGCAACCTCTTTTAATTTCGCCGTATCAACTCCTGACAGAGACTTAATGGATGATGCAATGCTTCTCATACCACTTCCGGCATTTTTAAGATCATCTCCAACGCCGGAGAAACCACGCATTACATCAAGAATCTGTTTTAACTTTTCTGTATCTAATCCCTCAGTGATTTTCTTCATTGAGGTAAGAGCTTTTGTAACTTTATCAATACCACCGTCTGCCTTGTCAGTGGTGGCTTCTATTTCCAATAAAATGCTATCTACTCTGTTATCAGGCATTTTGCCACCTCACTTCGTAAAACCCTGTCCGTGGGTGGTATTGTTTGTCCGTAAAATAAGAAAACATGGGGAACTGCGCCGGACTTGCGCTGTTTCGGTTCGTCAACCTATCCCCATGTAATCAGCTACTTTTCTCTTCGCTGTCTCAATCGCTTATTATGTTCTGCGGCAAAGGCAGCGAATCTGTCTGCATCCGTCATTTTTGCTCCCGGCGGTGCGTCCTCTGTGCTGTTCATGCTTCTTGGTTGGCTTGGGTATGCCGGAGCATTTCTGCCAAGGAAGATTGCCATGGCATCTACGACATACGAACCAACGGACCACGCCAACGTATCTAAGGCTGTGGCCTGTTCTTTCGCTTCCATTTCTCTCTTCTTTTGGAATGGTTCTAATTTCGTAGGGTTCAATGTCCAAAAGGTCTCATAGGAAACTCCATAAAGGAGAGCGTTGGGAAGCCAAACTTTATTGATAATCTCTGTAAATGTTTTGTATTTACTGAGATCTATTTCCTCTACTCTGTTGCCGCCTTGGTTTTCTTTCCTCCGCTCTTCGGAGGTTCCTCGGCTTCCTCGCCAAAACCCGCGGTTTTCATTGCCTCCGTAAAGGCTTCCATGACTTCATCCATGGAACCACCGTACTTCAAATGTTCGCTCAGTATCTTTCCGGCTTTTGTAAGATCCTTTGTGCCGGTAAGGACTGCGATGATCGCTCTGATTGTCTTAAAAATCTTCATGTTCTCTCTGGTATCATCATCCAGAAGTCCCATTACATCTACATCGTGATCTTCCAGATCACACATAAGGTTTGTAAAATCGAGATCTGCTACTTTAATCTCTTTAGGTCCATTCGCTGTCTGTAAAATCATACTTATTAACCGTCCTTTCGTTAATCTGTCCTATTTGTACGGCAGAGGATTATTCCCCTGCCGCTGCTTCACTTTTTCACGCTGTTACATAATGAAGAGCCTCTTCGCCCTCATCAGTAATGGAGAATGACATTTCTCTCGCATTGTTGGAAGATCCGCTTGTCGGATATACTGCCATAACACCGGCCCACTCCCATTTGCCGTCAACACCCTCTTCTCCAAACCATAACTGGTATTTATCAACTTTTCCTGCTTCCTGCAGATCCAAGAGTTTCTTGTAATCAGCTTTCTCATACCATGCTTTGAAAGCAAGATCCCCTGTGTCCTCGATACCGTTAATGGTTCTTTTCTTCGTATCGGAAAGTGTTGTAACATCGAGTTTTTCCTTTTCTCCGCCGAGATCCGGGTACTCAGTAATGTCGATCAACTTCTCAAATGTTCCTGGAGCATCTGCTTTCTCGTGCATGAGATATGTCACATTTGTACATTTTGCCATCTTCGTTCTACCTCCTTGTGTTTTCCTTTGCCTAAGAGGTAAAGCCTTGAATTTATTAAAACCACCGGCAGACACCAGGCGAGTGCTTTTCGGGAGCGACCCTAGCCGATGGAGTTAATCATGTTTCCAATTTTGAGAACCGAGTAAGGAATTGTGAAATGGAAGTATCGCTTATATTCTCCACAGGGGAGAAGTAGTCGCAATGAAATCCAATCCCTACCATATATTCCCTTGCGGAATTTGCTAACTTCCGCACTTCTGAGGCGGATTTGTTTGAATAGAATTTGACTTCCAATCCAAGATTGATACCGTCCTCTGTATTTGAAAGTGTGGATAACGCTCCGTCTCCGCCTATCTGTTTGAAATACATATAGGGGAATGACGGTGGTGTAGCTTTATACACCTGTCCTCCTTTCAAACTGCTGTATTGTTTCTGCAAGTCTTTCAGGAGGTTCGTAAAATACAAATTCACATTGTCCTTAACCATCCTTGAATACCTCGCTTGCTATTTTTTGTGTTTCTTTCCTCAGATATTGTGCCGTCTCATACATGAATGGTCTTGACGGCATACCCTCTGTAAATCGCCATGTGCCATCATCAGCCGGATAATACCAACCCTCTCTGCCGTCTTTCGTGGTAAAGATTGTTGCCCCGGAATTGTACGCCCAGTTCATTATTGCCTTGTACTCTTCACTTGGGTGGGAACTGTCCCTACCCTTTACACCAGTACCAAACTCAATGTATTTGCAGTACCCTCCAGCACTTATGATTCCAACTCCCTCTGCCTCATCCAGATAACCGATAATGGAAGATCTTGCCGTACCGGTATCAACCGGAACTAACTCCTGTGCCTTTTCAACTCCGAGGTCTGTAAGTCTCTGTATAAGTTTCTCTGCGCATTTGTGTATACGCTCTTTCCGCTTTTCCAGTTTCTTAATAGCCTCATCTATGCTGTCCGGGTCAAAGGGATTGATCGTTATTTTGTCCTGCATGGATATTCCCCTTAATCTTCCGTATCGCCCATAGATTCTGTTGCAAATCATGTTTCGGGCAGACACATATATAATCCGGTTCTGTATCTGTGGAACCGTCCTCGTTGAGAATAGGAACCACATCTATGAAGAGTTTTGAGTATTCATCAATCGGTAATTTCTGTACGGTTGATATGGTCTTGTCGTAGACAATATCTTTACCAAATGGGGAGTCCTCGGCATTTCCTGAGTTCGGACTTACTCTCGCAAGCACACGAACCGGATTTGAATACTTCGGTATGCTCTCCCCGGTAAGGTTGCCATCCTCGTCCACTTCATCCACCGTTCCGTCATAGGTCTGGTAATAAAAAGGGACTTGGTTCAATCTGAGGTCTTTAAGTCTCAGCTTCGGCATTGCCATCCCTCCTTAACAGACCGACATAGGTTTTGGGTGGGATCTTCGCCAAGGCCAACTCAATATCTTTCTTACCTGTCTGTCCCCAGTTCCGGGTAACTCCAAGTTCTGTGTGAGATACAAGTCCGCCCCTCGCATCGTCAGAGTTTATGGCTTTCGCCAAATCATAGATTTCAAACTCATACCGGTTATAAAACCTCTCCAACTCTGCCTCTGTCGGAATATCATCATCCGCCCAAAAGTGTTGATTTGCAGCCTGTTTCTGAGCTTTCACAAGGAGGACGGCAATCTGTTCGTCAGTGAGAGTTTCATCATCTAAGATGACTTTCAACAATTTAGCGTCCATAATCCGTCCTCACTTTCTTACCCTTGCTGAGTTAAAAACTCTGCGATCAGCTTTGCTTTTACGGTTTCTTTCATGTCATACCCACGTTCCGTTGCGATAGCCTTAATCTGTGCCACTGTCAGAGCATTAAGTTCTTCCTCTGTATACTTCTTTGTGACATCAGTAACCGTCTCTTCTGTGCTCGCATCTGATGATGTGGAAACAGAAGAATCGGCTACGATACGGGAACCACCGTCAAGGGTATGACCTGTTATTCCCCCGGTTTTGTGGTTGCTGTCAGTTTGCTCGGAAGATCTGTGGAAATATTTGTGAACTTAGCACTCATCCACTCAGGACCGTGATCCAAACCAATCTGTCCGAAAATCTGATATGTTTCTCCTGCACCAGTCTTTGCAAGCTGCTCCAGGAAGAAATTGCCCTTGCCAGGAACCATCTGATGAACCGGAGCCATGATGGACGGATCGAACAGAACGGCTGTACCGGTAGGCATAGTATCAAACAAAGCAACTGCCACTTCTCCAAGAGGGGTAACTACTGTCTGTAATTTGATACCGTTTACTTCTCTTCCAAGGGGAACGATTGTAAGGTTGTTCTGCTGCGCATCAAGGTTAAGCTGCAACATTGTAGTTGCATCAACTCCGAGAACAATGTTGTCTGTCTTTGCGCCCTGATCGTGGATGGACTTTAATCCCTCTGCTACAAGCCAGTATGTGAGAGGCTTTTTAGCAAGATCAAGTACGTTGGTTGTGATAGCTGTCAGAAGTCCTCTTGTTTTATTGGCCTCTGCATCAGTAGTTGCCTTTGCGTACTTTCCGTTGATGAATGTGTACTCAATATCCTGTGCGATCTTTGCCATTCTACGAGAAACCTGAAATGCAAGCTCGTCCATAGGGTTTGCCTGCTGACCGGCCACATTGATACCCTGCAGTGTACCCATGTTACTCTGCTTTCCGTAAGAAATCGCAACGGATTTCTGGAAGATCTGAGTTACATTGGTAAGCTGGCTTCTAGTTACCATTTCCGGCTGTGGTGCAGTAAGGGATGCTGTTTCAGAAATCTCCGGCTGTTCGCCTGTTTCTGTGTTGTACTCCTGACCGCAAGTAAACTCTACATGATTGGTTACAAGAGGTCTTGCGCCAATCATAGTAGAGAACGGTGTTGCTGTCTGCCCTTTAGCGAATAACATTCCGCTAAAATTAGGAACAGCGAATGATGTTGCTGTGCCCTGTGCCATAATTCATTACCTCCTTTAGATTTATGCCTGCTGATTGTTAGCGGCACTTTGACTTAATATTGCAAGAATCGCAGCCTGTGAATCGCCTGCGTCCATTGCCTGTTTAATCTGTGCTGAATAGTCAACCTGACCTACGTTTCCAGACTGTGGCGTAGGCATCTGAGCCAAATACTGAGCGCGGATTTCCGACTCTTTCTGTTTGTCTCTTTCCGCCATAAACTTAGTGATGTTTCCGGTAACAACATCCATGCTTCCCTCATACTCTGCTGTTGCCGTAGCCTTTGCCATTTCGGCCGGCATACCCATTCCTAAGTAACGCTCTGATGATTCCGCTACCGCTTTGAATTTTTCCAGTTCCTTGACATAAGCATCTCTCTGAGCCTGCTGTTCCGCTTTTGCCTCTGCCTCCTGCTCTTCGGCTGTCTGCTTAGCTCTAAGCTGTTTGCGAAGATTTCCCTCGGATGTACAAAGTTTGTCGTTATCAGATTTCAGTTTCGCATTTGCCGCTTTCTCCTGTGCAAGCTGCGCCATAAGGCTCTCAACAGTTACTTCTCCGCCGGAGTTGTTTTCCTCATGCTTATCTGTCTGAGGCTGCTGCTGTGTACCGGATGCCTGAGTAGGCTGATTCTGCGGTGCTGTCTGAGACTGCTGCTGTGTCTGGTTCTGAGTTGTTGTGCTGTTTACATCTGCCATAATTGACCTCCTGCGTTTGAACGGTTCTCTCCGTGTGAATTTCTGCGTTTTTTTACTTGCGTCTCTGCAAGACAATAGTTGTATGCGTTTGATGAGGGTTTTCTCTAACCCGTTATCTGAAAGGAATTACTCCCTCTGTAACCGAAAAAATGAGCCGGACACGATTTTCCATCACATCCGGCTCATAGGCTCTAACTGTATTCAGTTAGTTTTTCTTTGCTGCCTTTTTGACAGTTGTTTTCTTGGTAGCAGTTTTCTTTGCTGTGGACTTCTTTGCTGCCGCTTTCTTATTGGCAGTTTTCTTGGCAGTATCTTTCTTTGAAACGGATTTCTTTGAAGCTGCTTTCTTCTTATCGTCCATCTTTTTCTTGTCTGCTGCTGTCTTTTTTGCAGTTGCCATTGGTTTTCTACCTCCTGATTTATAATTCTACGCACCGGCAGTTGATGATCTCATCTATCGGTGCGCCCATACTATCATCGAGTGGGAACATCATTTTGTACCCATTGATGATAAAAGGCTCGTTAATAGGAACTGTTTGGCCGTCCGCCTCCCAGTGGCTAACCCGGACACGTTCATCCCTCATGCTTACCCATGTGTGGGTATTCTGTTTCTTATCCACAAGATTCTGATGATTTATCCAGTTATATATCCAGTTTGTCTCATTTAGGGCGATCTCTGTAGCTCTGACATCAGAGAACATTCTTTTCACACTTTTTGGAACATCCTCTTCATTCATCATGCCACCGGTCATACGAGATATTTTATATTTATCGTTGCCGTTGGCATTTGCAACTGCCCTCTCTGTGGCTTCCTGAATATACTTTGCAAATCTGTATGCCTTTTCCCTTACTTCTGTGTCGTACTGATATTCAGGCATCATGGCAAAATAGAGATCCATGAGTTCATTTTCATAATCAGCACTTGTCTTTTCGTAAAGGAAAATGCCGGAAATAAGATTGAGGAACTGTGCTTCAAAGAAGTCTACAAGTGCATTTATAAACTCCTTGGCGGTTTTCTTCCGGCGGAGCTTATCGTCTTTGAGAATGTTCATTTCGTCAAAGTATTCAACCGGATTATACATAGTTCACACCGCCTATTCTTCTACCATTGCAGTCTTACTTGGCTGCTTAGATTCCTCTGTCTTATCTTTTTCCGTGTTGTTCTCCCCACCGTTCCCCTCTTCATCCTTGTATGCGTTAGGGTTCGGTTGCTGCGTCTTTTCCTCCTTGGAGGCAAGTTTCTTCTGTATGCCATCAATAATAGGCTTACTATCAACCCATGCCTGTTGTGGATCTGTGAACAGTCCAACAGTGTTGAATGATGTAAGACCGTCTACTCCGGCATTAAGCAACGCCACAAGGGAATTGGTCTTAGACACCAAATCATAGGTTTTTGTACGGCAGAAACGGATTTCAACATCTGCCGTCTCTATATCTTTCAGACCGTCATACGGTCTCTGATCTGTCTTAATGATTTCGATTGCCAAATCAATGAGCTGCATTTCTGGCTCAGTGAATAACTGCTCAACCGTCTTAGCGGAAATCTCCAAACACTGCCATCCATTGGATAACTGCATTGCACCGGTGGTTGAGCCGCCACTTGCCTCCTGCCATGATGGTGTAGAGGTAATCTGCTCCAACTGAGAATTGAGATGATCCACAAGTTTCTGAACCTCACTCTCATTCAATGTCTGATTGAGGTAAGTGATCTTTGCTTCCTTGCCGTCCCCGGTACTCTTTGTCATAATGACTCCATCGCCATCTACGAGGTTTTTCTTGCCCTCTTCGTTTACCTGGCAGTTGTGCATCCAGAGTAAACTCTGAACGTGTTGCAGAATATCATTGATACGGTCAGAATCCACAAGATTCATTGCATCCATCAGTGGGATAACCTTTTCAAAAATACCCATGCGGTCATTCAGATAAAATTCAACGACCGGTATTCTTCGGAGTGGGTTTGGTGCGATATTCTCTTTCAGATGATAGTCTGTCGTGTTCAACTCATGCTCAATGGTATAGCAGAAATTCTTTGAGTATGCCGTAAGAGTAATTGTTCCATCATCATGTACGGAATAGGTGCATCCCAGCACCGGTTCTCTATATGCGTCATTTGAGTACACCACAAAGGTTGTAAGTGGACTTGGAACCAATAGTTCAAATGGAGAATATCTGCTCTTATTTCTGTTCGGCAGCATCATCTGGTAGCCGACACCACAGATAAATAGGTTTCTTCCAAGGGCAATATCTTTTGCCGCTTTGCTCTGCTCCTGCATCATTTTATTGAGCATGGCGATCTTCAAATCGTCAATATTCTCTCCATCGTCCTCATCCTTTTTTCTCAAAAATCCGAATAAGGCTTTCTTCTGTTTCTTTGTCGGTTCTATCTTTGCTCTCTGTACGAAAGTGATCGGGTTGGAAAAACAATATCCCAGATGAACGTCCACAATCTTTGAAGCATTGTTTTCTACGACTGTGGCATTGAGATCCGGTCTGATTTTCTTTTCACGGTTAAGAATTGGCTGATTGCCTTTCTCATACTCAAAAAGAAAAACTTCCTGTGCCACATTCTCCTGGTGTTCCATAAACGCCTTAGATACAACCGATATGATATTGTCTTTCGTAATTTCCCTCTCATCAGTCATTAACATTCGTCTACCGAGAGTTGGACGGTTGCTTGCGTACATGAAGTTTCCCCTTTCCGAATAAAACAAAAGAACCGATCAAGTCTACTTATGACTTAACCGGCTCAAAGGCTCTTTGCTTAATTCTATTTTTATTACTTCCTTACATCCACGGCAGTTTATAAAAATCGTGCCGGATGCTCCGGGTGCTTTCTTGAAAAGAAGTTTTTCACGGTTTGCCCGCGCCTTACATACAGGGCAGTATACGTTTTCCGTTTCCAATATAGCTGCTCCTTTCTGTATGTGGATAGTTGCGTGGATGGGATTTGAACCCACGACCGTCTGATTAAAAGTCAGATGCGCTACCGAACTGCGCCACCACACATTACTGGGCGGCTCGCCACCGCCCTATCCTACAATAATGGAGGAATCCATGGCCTCTCGAAAGAGGCAAGAGCCAAGAGTGGGAATCGAACCCACAACCTTTTGATTACAAATCAAATGCTCTGCCAGTTGAGCTATCCGGGCTTACCAATATGGAGTAGCGTTCACTACTCCATATCAAGAAAGGGATAATCCACCAACGTCTATACCAAGACACCATCATTTTAACAAAAAAGGAATGATAACGCATTAAAATATCGGTGTAGCCGATATTCAACGTAGTCATTCCTTTTCAAATGATATAATTGAAAGTTAAATGATGTAATTGAGTTCGTTATTCTCCGTGTTTTGGTTCGTAGTCTATGCAACAATCGTCCCAGGATGTAACTGCTCCGTAACAATCACTTTCCTCATTGGCGCATATCCAATCCGTTGTCCCATTGAAATTCTCATGCCATGTGCATGATCCGCAATTTTCACTACATCCCATTCTGCATCTCCATCAATCTCTGTGCCTCTTCTGGGCTACATACAATCACTCCTGTTTCTTCCTCACATTTTTTAACCATGCCAGCTCCGTCTCCGGCGTAGTCCTCCCAAATGTGCTGAGACTCCACGAATATATCATTGATACGCTTATACCCAAAACCGTATGTGCGGTGCAACGCAATGGCGATAGCCGCATATATCTGTGGAACCATCTGGTCTGCCGCAGTAGCAACGTTCTGTGAGCGGTTTCTTCTGGCGATTTCATTCAGGGAATTTATCAGTTTGTTATTCTTCGCCATATTTTTCCTCCAGTGCATCCTCAATAATAGAGTCCGTGTAAAGAAATTCTCTCATATCTGCTCCGTAGCAAGGCGACTCGATAGGTTCTCCACCATAACAAGCCATTCCATGAGGGCATTCATTGTTTTCAGGACAATATTTGCAATAATCCTCTCCGTCATGTGTTTTCAGCCATTCATCAAGGATTTGTTCGTCTCGATGTTTTTCAAATACCGCTATTGCATCTGCCAGAAAGTCGGTCTGGGCAAACCATTTCAGATCGCCAATCACTTTCCACGGGTTATCGCCAGATACATTCATACAAACTTCATGTAACCTTTCCATTTGATCGCAGTCTTTATATTTTTCCTCTATTTCTGCGATAGGAGATTTTAATGCGTGATAATTGCGAATGTGAACATAATTGAAGTATGCCGAGGAATATTCCCCTACTTCATATTCTCCGGGTTCAAATGTGTGGTTTTGCATCACGATCTGCAAAGCAACCGGAAGCTCGATAATGAGCATTTCGGCTTTTTCAATATCCTCAGCAGCGTATTCTCCACTTTCTTCATCGCAGTGCCATCCCATGATTTCACACACATTCGTTGTGGGGCCGCTGTTCCCGAATGGTCTTTTAACATCTATTGCCGGTCTATACCTATCCTTAGAATCTATTAAAATGGAGATTCTAAAATTAAGGTCTGTCATAATCTTTATGTGCTCCGGTTTTAATTTAAAACTTGGCATATCAACCTACCTCCGTTTCATTCCTCTGACTGTATGTTTCCTTTTGTTTCCCATAAATCTGCCACTTCCCTTTGAACCGCCAAATATGAAAGCGGACATATTTCCGCCGGACGGTTTCTGTGTGGCTGGTTTGAAATCTGCTGATGTGTTTTCCTCCATAGGATGTAACGATGGCGTTTCTGGTTTATACTGAGGTCTCCATACCATGACAATCTTATTCTCTTTAGGATCGACAAATCCAATTCCATTTTCAAAGATAGTAAGATTAAGTCCATGCCGGATGCAAGCCTCTTCGATTTCTTTCTGTACCTCAACTGCTTTTTTCTGCGCTTCTGTCATACCATTTTCTCCTTTCATCGTACAGTTCTCACAAGTCTATAAATATTTTCATCATTGACGATCGTAAATGCTGTGGAATCTTTGATTAAACAGCTATCCGGCGATACGGCTTCGCACTCAAAATCTTTAAATGCCTGTTTCTGGTACGAATATATTCTGATATTTCCATCAATCGGTATTGAGATATTGGAGTTATAAAAACATACATTGCCAAGCCCGCATTGATATTTAATGCGATCCTCGCTATACGCTACTCCATGTTCATTGCACACAAAGGTAAAGAACTGTCCGGCTCCGTTTTCCAACACGATAAGCCATCCTCCGGTTATTTTATCTCTGTGTATTCCATAATTATTCACGGTATCAGTATATGGTATCTCAATGTTTTTTCCATCCAGATTCACAATGAGGTTTTCTGCAAATCTACTCACAACGCACGAATGTCCCTCAGATACCGCAAAGTAACTCTCATATCCACATTTTGTAATCGTCCGTATTCCGTTGCCTGATTTTGTGATCTGGATAGAGGTTAATGTATTGGCAGGACTTATGAAATATACTGAATCTCCTGCCGCATAAATCGGACTCTTGTGTTTCTTCTCAAACACATATTCTCTATCCGTGGTAAACCAGAACGCTCTATCATCCGCTTTTATTACAATATTCTCTGCTCCAACCTCTGCGAAATGGTATTTAATTCCGCTTTCGTATGTGAATTTATTCCCATTCTTAACTTCCACTACTTCTCCGGCATTATTGATATAGCACTGCTCATTTAGAACAATTTTTACATCGTTTCCTTTGAGCATCGTAATAAGTGTAAGCCCTCCTGTTACCCCTTGTGATACCGGCTTAGTAAGAACATTTGCATTATTATCACATAGCGGACAACGAGCATATTTGCCATAATAAAACTCCTGGTGTACATCGCAGAATTTAAGGTGTTTTGCCATATGTTTTAATTCATCCCCCATAGATCGGCTCTTATTCTCAAAAATCTTTTTCAGAGAATCAACCAGATAAGGAGATAAGTTTTTCCACGGTTTAATCGTTCTTGGTATTTTTACTTTTGGATTGTCTATTACGCATATTCCTCGTTTCATATGTTCTACAATATCCATATCTGGTGTCATAGTCCCACCATGCGGATGAATCCTTGTAAGGGTTTTCCAAATCAAAATTGCCTCTGCGTATGTGTCTGTTTCCTCTGAAAAATCATTTCCTTTCATCAATGGATCTTTGAATAAGTCCATGCAAACTTCACATTTTTCATCTTCCACGCTCCAACTATCGCAATCTATAAAGTACACATTTCCAGTTTTGTCAAAGAGGATGTTCTGATCGTTCAGATCCCCAATACACACTCCGGCGGAATGTATATCTCTCACGGTGTCCTGTATCTTTACGAGTATTTCCAAAATATCTTTCGTGGTTATCCCATTCGCTTTCAGATATTTTTTACTTGTGAGAACTCTTACTTCCTCTCCTACGGCTTTTGGCATAATGTAACCAATAAACTTATTGTTATTGTCATACACTGCCGTAATCGGTTTAATAGCCTCCTTTGGCAGCGGTTTGTCAATGAGCATGGCAACTTTCTTTTCCTTGGCTGCAATATCAACACAGGGTTTGTAAATTTTCAGAATATCGTTGCCAAACTCATAGATATATCCCTCGCCTCCCTCCGTTATGGGAGTAAGCTGTCTTATCTTTTCTTTTCCTATCCTCGTTAGTGCCATTTTCATAATGCCCTCCTACAATACGATTGTTGTATCGTCCTGGAATAATTTCTGATGTTTGTTTATAAACCTCTTTACTCTTACTTCCTTGCCGCTCTGCAGAACTTCCGTAAATTCTTTCTTAAATTGTTCATCTTTCATGGCGAATCGTATTCCATCAGATGCTACACCAATATTCCTGTATTCATCTTTCGGAAAAGCCTTTGTGGAAAAATTGACACCATCTTTGTACTGTTTAAGCATATCTTTATTCACATAATTGTAGGCAAAGTATTTCGGGTATTCTCCGTCAGATAGTTCTTCAAACTCAATCGTTCCGTCCAGACGTTCTTTCACGATAAAACCATCTCCGCAGTAATCTACCATGAAATGTGTCTCATTTTCAGTAACCATAAGGATCGTAAAACAAAGGAAATCTCTGATTGAGCCGGAAGTCTGCCCGAATAGACCAAGTATCTCTCCAAAAGCGGCTGCGGCAGTATATACACTACATTCATGTATAATTCTGCTGTCATTTTTCAAAAGATGGCAAAACGCTTTTGCTCCAACTTCCGAATGTTTCCCCTCCGAACAGCCATCGCAAACAACTTTCATCCCATCAAATTCAATTCCGTAGTCCTGGCAATTCGTACCGTAGTCGATATGTTGCTGACCGATTTTATTTATAACCATTGTATTTCCTCCCACAAAAAAGAACGGCAACCCCTTTTAGGATCGCCGTTCTACTCTCATTTTTTATACGTCAAAAAAATCATCCTGTTTCGATACGGCACTCTTGGAGTTTTCAATCACTGATTTTGATAAGCAGTTGAAAGCTCTTCTGAGTTCTGATGCAGAACTGCTTACATCGAGGATATTCTTGAATCCAAGGTCTTTCGCCTCCTGTGTTGCCTGTCCTCCGAAACTGATAAACGCAGTAACGATTTCTTCCACGTTCAGATACTCTACCGCTTTCTTTGCCTTTGCAAACCCTCCCGGCTGAGAAGAGTTATCCATCCCATCTCCGAAAATTGCAAACACGGCCTTTACTCTCATTCCCTCATTTTTGAGGAAGTCTCTGTATTCTTTCAACTTCTCAGTTCCATCAATGATCGTATCGTACATAGCTGTGCATCCATCGGTGCTATACGAAGTGTCAAACTCTGTAATGCGCTTATAGCCTCCTACGGTTGCACTGTCGGAGAAGTCTGCTCTTGCAACCAGAATCTCATCACATTCCTTGGAATTGATAAGTGCATCTTTGAAATCCGAAAGAGCTTTTACCATATCTCTTTCATACATTCCCATAGAACCAGACTTGTCGATTCCGACAAAAATTAAATTGATGTTCTCACTGTCGATTTCATCAATGGAGGTATTTGCCCCGGTCAGTATTTACTCTATTCGACTGTGATGCAATCATATCTCTCAGAATTGATTGTATTCTCCATAGCCTCAACCGGATTGTAGCCAAGGTTCTGCAGGATCTGTTTGAATACCGTCACGGACTGTCCGCTTGCAAGCTGCACGCCTTTACGGTTGTGATCTGCATGGAATACATCGTGTCTGCTATTCACATTCCAGAAGATAATGTTAGGGATTACATAACCGGCCTTGCGGAACTTATTTGCCATCTTGTCATAGAAAGACCACTCACGGTTTCCGCAATAGTCAATTTCCATATCAGAGATAACAACGATTGCTTTCGGCATTTCTTCCTGTGGAGTATTATGCTTTTTCGCAATTTCAAGAACCATCTCAAAAGCAGCTTTAAGGTCTGTGTTACCATCCCAATTTGCTCTGCTTACGTTGCGGATCTTCTGTTCAAGGGTTTCTCCCCTCAGAATAACCGTCTCCGGTCTGTCAGAGAACGTCATAAACAGGTTGTGGTATGCTCCAACATTTCTCTCTGCAAAATAGATTGCAAGACCGATTGATGTTGCCATAGGTCTGCCTCTCATAGAACCGGACACATCCGCCATAACTAAAGCGTTTGTTCCTTTCTCCACATAATCCGGCAATGCTTTCCACTGTGCTTCGAGTACCTTACTGCTCTCTCTGCCATAAAGGATCTTCTCAACAATATCGTAAGGGAACAGTGTTGAAGCATTGATTTTTACCTCTCCCTTTTCTGCCTTGTTGATAAACTCTCCAAACCTCTCAGCATCATGTTTCATAAATGCCTTGCGGTAAATCATCATCGCACGACTCGGAACTTCCGGGTATTTGATTTCATCCCATCTTCCGGCTGACATAAGACTTTCAACGACACCGATCTGTTTTCTCATGCTACGGACGATTCTCTTGAAATTGTAGACCGGATAGCCTAATTTCTGCGCCGTAAGGATTCCGAGTTTTCTTGTGGCAGAGCTGCTTGCATCTGCGGTCTTAATCCATTTTGCAAGTAAAGAAATTGCATTTCCGGCATTGAGGTTCTGTAAATCTTCCTCAAACTGTTTCTTCATTGCCGCCCACATATCGTCCTCCAATGGAGTTCCGATAAGCTCATACAGATCATCATATCTTCCGAATACACCAACCAGATCAAGGTTTGGTCTGAGTGCTTCTGGGTGTTTCTCTGCCATATAACGAATAATGGTTCTGAAAGTCTTTCTCTCTCCAAGACCGCCACGAATGTCTCTTGCGTAGAACGCAATCTTTGTAGCAAAGAGTTTGTCCTGTGCGTATGCCTCAGCAAACAGAGTGGTAATTCTGTTCTTATCAGCCTCTCTCAGCGATCCGATTGTACCAAACAGATCCAATCTGGCATCGCCAGAAGTATTCAATGCCACTGCACCGTTTTCAGTCCGGGTAAATCTACCCTCTTCTCTCATTGCATCTGCAAAGCTCATGTTTTCCTACCTTTCCAGGACTCTCATTTACGGAATTGAACCGTTTCACATTGTTTTTTAGACATTTGCTTTAACCATTGTGATTGCTGTAGGAGTCCCTATAAAATTGTTTACCGTTTCATTGTCAGGACACTATTGGGGTTTATGATTAACAGTCATATCCAAAAGGGTTGCTGTAAGTGTCCCATGTAAAGTTTTATGCCTATCTGGCTAACTTTTTAAGTTCATACCGCCTGTTATGTATCGCTCCGACAGAACGACCAATTTTCTCAGACAGTTTAGAATCGGTAATCTCATGTTTGATTACCAGTGCATCTTCCTCCGCAGTCCACGGATGAGACGGATATAGAAATGACGTTTTGCTGTAATATCGCCTATGCTGTCTCTGACACGCCTTATGGTACTTTTCCATATCCCTATAATCTTCTTTTCGGTTCATAGGCAACCTCTTTCTTTTTACATGACGCTGTTTCAAACGGGAAAATATTTTCAATGGAATTTTCTGTTTTGAAAGATTGCTGTAAGCGTCACTTAATTGCCCCGACAGGACTTGAACCCGTATGCTCGATTGCTGTAAGGAACACTCCTGTCAACCATGTTCCATCCGGTTTACCATAACCGGCAATCGGGGCAGAGACGATGAGAGGAATCGAACCCCTATCCGCAGCTTGGGATTGTTATTGAAAGGAGTTTGCTGATTATGCCACTAACATGACATTCTTCTTAACAGAGCTGCTGTGCTCCCTTTGCACCACATCGCCATATAGAGTGAGGGACGGACTTGAACCGCCGACAACGTCCTTAGCATGGAATGAAAGATTGCTGTTCGGATCACAAACATGATCCAGTTTTCTTTCGTGCTCTACCAACTGAGCTACCTCACTCATGTAATCGGCGCATCTTCTTGATTTGTAAGGACATTTGCGCCATCGCCTTGATTGGAGAGGGTAGGATTTGAACCTACACTACATTTATTCCCTAGTGTGTTGTTTGCTGTTTGTATCACAGAAATGATACGTTTTCACAATGTAAATTGCGTCTACCAGTTCCGCCACCTCTCCATATTCTGTTTTATACGGCGTTCTGATTATTTGTGTGTTTCATCTCACAATCTCTTCGCTTAGGGCAAATTAACATTCCGTGTCCTCGGCTTTCACACCTAGCCGCGAATCATTAAGTCTCTGGTTACTTTTGCTTTGAGACACCGTATGAGTTGCGTGGGAGGGAATCGAACCCTCATCTCTTCGTTACCATCAAAAAAAAGAATTATTGCTGTCCGTGTCACATGAAGCATGACAACCGCTCATAATGTTCTCTCCGTTGAACTACCACGCAAGATTGCGGAGACAGGATTTGAACCTGTGACCTCCGGGGCATGAACCCGGCAAGCTACCACTGCTCCACTCCGCCATAATGGTTCTTCGCCCCACAAGAACCTCTGAGTTTTCTGCTATGTCGCATTTCTCGCATAATCACTCTTAACCGTCACACAGCCGACATCCTGAACGGTGGACTTGATTAAATAATTCCGTACACTCACTATGGTTTGCTGTGATACACCCTAACCACCGGGTATGCCAATAGGAACTATCTTTCGGGAAATCTCTCTAACCCCAACTGGTTTAGCGTCCGAAGTCAGGACGGCTTTGCCGAGGCCGGAGTTGAACCGACATTTACACCAATAGGTGTTGCTCTACCATTAAGCTACTCTCGCAATATGCCTATCTGTTTTCGTACAGATGGCAGAAACGATTGTCTTTCACATCGACACAACGGGTAGTTAAAGTGCTTTTCCTTGCAATTACTCTGATGTTGCCTTTAATTATTCCACGACCTCTTGGAAACCAGAGATAAAGCGTTGAGGTCCCTTGGATAGATAAGGAATCGAACCTTACACCGGAATATTACGATAGTCGCAGATTACCTCATGTGTTTGGTGCGTACGGATTTTTGAACCTATCGTATCAAAGGTGGGTGGCTGCCATTCCTGCTTATTCCAATCACTGCACTTTGCGTTGTTGCCACACCGGGACGCACCTTTTCCTCAACCGTACTAATATTGCAGTTACCCTTTACTGCCTACTATCCAATTCTGAAACCTCCTCCACCGGTGGAATACGGTTTCATAGCGGTGCATACAGGAATCGAACCTGTACTGCATTTCTGCAGGACGACTTAGCAAGACGCTCCGCTACCATTACGGCAATGCACCATACGCCGTGTTAGGGATTTGAACCCCAGAGACTTTTACATCCAGACGGTTTTCAAGACCGCACCCTCGACCAACCGGACACACGGCAGAGTAGTTTTCCCTTGGTAACGTACAAGTCGGAGATCCTCTTCCGCCGGTCGTAAACGCCCTTTCCTAACCTTTTCTGTCGTGGAGTGTTTTGAAAGAGTAAGTCAAGTGTCTCCAACTGGCAAGGTGGGGATCGAACCCACGACATTCTGATTAACAGTCAGACGCTCTACCACTGAGCTACAAGCCATTATTGGAGTAACAGGACTCGAACCTGCGCTAACCAACATCCGTAGTGTTGTGCTCTATCCATCTAAGCTATACTCCAATGCAGTCCGGCGGCAGCTTGGATGGTTGCCACTACCGAACCGATGCAACGTGTAAGACAGTTGCCAACAAAGGTATTTCATTTTTTAATGTGGTTCTCGGACCTTGCACCCCTCCACATGGTTCTCATAATCCACCGACTACATACTCAAAGAACCTTTGACGAGTCCAACTCTTTATCGCCTTACCTCGGATGTACGTTGTTATCGCAGTTCTCCGCCTCTACTACATTCCTCTGCGCCTGACTAAGCATGACGGCTCGATTGGTTACGGCTCACGCACATCTATAATCAGGTCTTTCTCGGAAGTTTCCACCGCCGCTTAAATCGCTGTAACGCTCGTGCACTCTAAGCAGTAAATTTTCCGCACCGGAGTTTTTCTTAAAAACTCTTGGTAATGAAAAAGCACTTGGTGATCACCGGAACCTCGCCACCGCCAATTTTCTTTCCTGTTAAAGCCGGACTAAGAAAATCAGTTAAGAAATCCGCTCGTCCTACGGTGGGGAGTTGAACCCCACTTTCCCCGGCATAGTATCCGTGGCATTTCCAGTTATGCTATCGTAGGCACCATTGCAACAGTGGTCTTTAGCGTGACTTACGCAAGCTCTCCAAGTTTAAGTCCTGTCGGCTTTCCCGGACTACTCACATAAGCCTCTCAGTGAGCATTGCAATCTCCCTATTTAATGATTGCTTACCACGGCTTTCGCCAATACTTTTCAGCCGGAACACTAAACCAACTATAAACAGTCAGCGTTATTCTCAGTTGAAATGTTCGATGGGAGAATCGAACTCCCGTCCCCACCGTGAAAAGGTGGTATCTTGACCGCTTGACTAATCGAACAGAGGAGCGTTCCTTTTTACCGAAAGGCAATTAACCGCACAAGCGTAAACGGGTTCCTGATATTGATTTTTTCTTGCAAGATTACTTTCTCGGCTCATTACACCGAAATGGGCGAAAGAGGAATTGAACCTCCAATGTTTACCACGAGGGAACGGATTTACAGTCCGCCGCAACACCACCAATCGTTGCCGTTCGCCCGGAATTTTCTTTGTATCGCCAAGAACATTAGGAAAGAAGCGGTGGGAGTCTTGATCGCTAGAGCTGCACCCACAGGTGGAATCGAACCACCACACTACACCAAGTTCGCTCCGATCATTTAGCGATTCACTTCATCTTTCAGTGCTTTACCGGCTTTGAACTTAGGTGCTTTGCAAGCCGGAATGGAAATCTCTTTTCCGTTCTGAGGGTTCTTGCCAACTCTGGCAGCACGCTCAGTCACTTCAAATGTTCCGAAACCTACCAACTGCACTTTTCCACCCTTTCCAAGTTCTCCGCCTACGATCTCAACAAATGCGTTGAGTGCTTTTTCAGCGTCACTTTTGGAAAGTCCGGCATCGTCAGCCATAGCCTGTACTAATTCAGCTTTGTTCATTACTTCTTGCCTCCTTTCTTGTGGTCTGCATATATGGAATATGCGATTGCAATTATTACTTCTGTGATTATCGTTGCGGCAACACCGCACCAAAATTCAGGAATATACATCTTTTTGCATCCTCTCTTGTCTGCTACCTCTGGTAGCCGTCACGGTCATGCGGTAGTCATACCGTTTCTGCACTGCACCGCCGCACTCAGCCGCCTTACTTCCTCCGGTGTATCTCGGCGTAGCTTCACTGCCATGGCCATATTTATAGTTTCGTGCCGGATTGCCATGCGTGGACCATCAGGGACTTGAACCCCGGACCATCCGGTTATGAGCCGGACGCTCTAACCAACTGAGCTAATGGTCCATACCTCACACTGGGGAGATTCTATGTGAGGTTTCGGAGGATTATCATAAGTGGGAACCCTCCGATGTAGGATTGCTGTCGGGGAACAGTAATCCTGAGCGGGAAGTGTTGGTGTCGAACCAACTCCTATGGATTTTCAGTCCATCGCTTCTACCGAGTTAGCTTACTTCCCATATTACGGCACTGTTGCTGTGCCGTAATGGTTAGGAGAAACTTTAATGCCAAATACCTTGTGTTCACTCCGCTTAACTTATATCCGTGTCACTTGGTATGGTCGTAGTATAGCGTACTAAACATTCTTTGTCAAGTGGAATAAACAAAATTTTCAAAAAAATTTGTTTTTCTGTGTGCAGTCGGCTTTACAGCCATTTTTCTGAACATCAGAAATCAACTTGCTTACAGGGATTTTGAGAAAATTTGCTATATCGTATATCTTGTCGATTGACGGATAACTTTTGCATTGTTCCCAATCGCTCACGGTATTCTGCGCCACATGAACGCCCGTTGCAAGTTCGTGTTGTGTAATTCCCCTATTCGTTCTTTCTTTTTTTAAGTTGGTGGCGAAACTATATTGTCCCATGCTATCCCTTTCTATATTCCTAAGTCACTTCTCTTTACTACCTGTCCCTCTCCGCCAAGAAGAGCATCTACAAACTGGGCGAACATTGCCAGAGTGTCCGGCGCATCATCATGTTTATTCTTTCCGAGCTGTGTATAACTGCAAAGGAATGACATCATCACACCGTAATCACTCTTAGGCTCATATTCTGTAATATCCTTGAATATGACGTGTTCCTTAACCCATGAAGAATTGACGATGATCTTGGTCTCTTTGTTCTGAGTAGTGTATTTCTTCGTGATATGGCATCTGCCGCCTTTTGCTTTGACAAGTCTCTCAACTTCATTTGCGGTTCTGCTACCCTCTTTGTTGCTCTCGAACTGTGCCTGCTGTACATGATGCTTAACAAGCATATCTGAGTTGAGTTCGTCCAAGGTCCCAGGGTCGATGTTCTTGAATACCAGATCTTCCAGATAGTATCTGTCTCCATACTGATAGAAAACTCCGAGGAAGTTGTAGTCTGTACCGGTGTCCTTGGTATCGCAGATTGCCAATATAGAATCCGGTTCTCTGTCCGGCAGTCCTCCGATATATCTCTGTAATTCTGTTGGATGATACAGAATACCCTCTCTCTCAATCGGATCGCTCTTATACAGGCAGCGATATGAAACATCATCCATCGACATTTCCATATCGTGGAAGTATTTCTCATCAAATCCAACATCGTAATCGTAATCAAAGTTGCTTTTTCCGGTCTGAGGATCAATATCTGGAACAGCAATGAACTCTGCCCTCGGATTGCCCTCATACATTCTTTCAAGCCGGCCAATAACATCATGCACACTCCATCGGGTTGCAATGTGGATCTCTTTTGCTTTCTTCTTTTTACGAGATTTAAGGTCTGTGGTGTACTCTCCATACAACTTATCCAGACGATCAATAGACAGAGCCTCTTCGATACCGGAAACCAAATCATCCACATACAGAAATCCCTCACAACGGGTAACACCGGTAAGGGAACCTCTGATTGGTCTGCAGGTCAGTGTCTTAAACGGCTGCCATCTTCCAAGGTTTATTGTCTCTTCTTTTGCGTTGTTTCCCTCAAATACAATATCCGGGAACACATCGCTCCAACAATATTCATTACTGGTAATTATGTTGAGAACGGCATCATAGAACATTCTCGTCATGAATCCAGAATGGGAGGACATAAGGTTTGGTGTGTTTGGGTAATGCCCCATTACAAACGATATGAAAAACTCTCCCAGTGTGGTCTTGCCGGTGCCAGGAGGCATTGATATTGATAGAATATCCAACTCATCATCAATAAGCCTCTGCATCTTCTGTACAAGCCAATAAATCTTATTTCTTCGTGGCTGATAGTATCTGTCCTCTGGATCTCTGTTCTTTTCCACATAAAGCAGATAAGAGTCAAAATCCTTATGTTCCTGTGCCAAGAACAAAAGAGCCTTATTGTACAAATTGTAATATTTAATATCTCCTGTCGCACACAGTCTCAGTGCAAGGAATCTGACCTTATTCGCTAATTTCCGCGAAAGTTCTTTATCTTCCCGGATAACCTCATTTGCCATTCCGAGTAAGGACAGAAGATTGTCATAGTCACTCAGATCGCTTTTCAGAAGCCTTACGATAATCTCTTTATTCGATAGTTCGTGTTGAGCCATGAAAATTCATCCTTTCTCACGGCTCTACACGGCTCTGTATTTTTACTTCGGTCTTATTACATCAACTCTTGCCCTGACAACGATTCCGCAGTTCTTAGAATCTGGTTCTGTGTCGAATACGAGTATTCCGTCTTGTGCAAGTTTCATACCCATTTCTTGTGCCATTTTCCTATGGACAAAACCTGCTATATCCTCTCGACCTGCTTGGAATATATCAAGGTGTTTGCATACCTGGTACGTCTCTATCGGTCTGAAAGTGTAGGTGTTTTGAAATTCAACGGACGGTTCCGGCATTGGCATTGATTGATCTTGTAACTTTCTCTGTGGTCTTTTCCGCCAATGTGGCTTATTGTTTCTCTTTCTCTGTCTCATCATTGGTTTTACCATCTTTCTTCTGTTGTCTATCTCTTACACTCTTACTGCAAACACTCAAGATAACCATATTCAGATGATCGTTCTGCTTTCTGAGCTGTGTGTTCTGTTCTAAGAGCAGTTCATTCATCTGTGTGATTTCCTTTTTCACATCGTTGTTGGACTTTGCATCTTTCCAACTCACAAAGATATAAATTCCCAGTACCACAAACCATATAAGTGCAAAAATCAAATCTTTCATCTCTATTCCTCCGGCATATAATATAATCCATTGTCATAAAACTTCACGTCAGGCTCTCTGCCCGCACTTTTCAGCAGAATCACATTTCCGTTTGCAAAGTTTTTCATTGCGTCCGGCGTCAACTCTGCATCTTTCAACATCATGTATGGGGAAAATAGGGTTTGCAGCATTTCATTGTAGACCTGATCTGTTCTTTCTTCCGTTCCGTACTTACCAATTACGGTATCGTCTGCAAAGATTTGTTTCCCATGCAATGAAATTTCTTTCACATTTCCCATGTTGATTGTCGTATTTCTATCCTGATTTACTATAAACATTACTCATCCTCCAACCATCTGTTATCCAAATAGCAGAATCCGTATACCGCCGCCCCTATAAAGACAATCCATAGCATCCAGAATCCGACTATCATCGCCGTACTGCTGCTTACCATGTAATCCACAGCACTATCTAACGTATCAGTCTGAATGAACGTGCTGCCATTGCTTATCGTGTTATCTTTCAGTTCTGTATAAATGACACCATCGTAGGCAGTGTCTATGACATAATACTTATATCGCACACGGTTTGATTTCTTCTGTGTGTCTATATGATAGTCTCCCGGCATGGATATTGTGCCGTATGGAAATTCAACGCCAAGAAATGATACCTTTTCGCTATGTTTTTCCCAACTGTCATAATAATCCCACGAATAGTAAGTTTCCGTTGTGTAATATGTGTGGGATTTTCCATTTATCGTTGTCGTATGGGCTACCTGTCTGGTGTGTTGGTTGTAATGTTCCTCTCTGACTTCTATGTAGGCATATTCGCCATCAATATCAGAGTCAGTAACCGGATCTACAACCGACAGAGTTCCTTTTACAAACGCATTGCCTACATTGGTTCTCATTCCATACTGGAACTGTTCTGCGTCATTATCGATCTTAATTGCCTGATAATATTCCTCATTTTTGTTGTCGCATGAGGAAGAAATCTTTTCGCTGATGAAAAATCCACCCGTGAGCATGACAAGGATAATGACGATGCTAAACATGAGTTCTCGCACCGTCAAATCCCAACCACTGCCGGAGTAGATTATCGTACTCCATTTTCTCATAGGCTTATTCTCCAAACAGATTGCTTACCGGCTGCCTGTCCTCTGTGCTGTATTCCAGATATGAATAATTGATAACCTCATATCCCATCATTCCTAAGATCTGCTTATGAGGGAACTTACGCACATATTTCTTGTATGCCCGGACTTCATTGTTATAGGACTGTCTGTACTGTGCAATCAGATTTTCAGTCGTAGCCAATTCATTCATAAGCTCTTTATAATTTTCATTCGATTTCAGTTCCGGGTACTGCTCCGCAACCGCAGCAATGGAAGTTGTGACATTCTCAATATCCACACCGCCATTGTTCCTTGCGTCAACAACTGCCAAAAGCGTATCTGCCTCATGCTTATCATATTCTTTTACGCAGTCTGCCAGATTGTAGATGAGATCGGCTCTACGTTTCTCCTGCGTCTGCACATCGGAGTCTGCCGTAAGAACCTGTTCCTCTAACGAAATGGCTCTGTTGTTCGTTGTTACGAAAATTCCTGCAATCAGTAATACAAATGCGACTACAATGCCGACAATAATCCATGTTCCTTTATTTTTCATTGTTCTTGTCCTCCATCTTTAGCATAAATTTGTTTTCTGCCAGAACTATCCCTCCGGGAACTTCCGTAAAGATCGGTTCTGTTCCGTTGTAAATCTGAAATTCCACATCATTCCGGCAGACGGCATCTCCGCCGTCCATCGGAATAGCTGCCAGAACTTCTTTTGTATCGGTCTTATAGACCACCACCGTTGTCATATTGCACCTCACATGAAGTAATCATAACCGACACCATATTTTGCCATGATAAGACTCTTTGCCATTTCCTCTAGCTTCTGGTGTTCGGTCGCATCCAGATACACGCCCTCATAGGTTCCACCCTGACATCCCATCCAATCGTACTTGCAATGTAAAAGTTCATGCACAAGATCCTTTTCCATGCAGTGTTTGAACAGTGTATTGTTCTCTTTGTAAGATTCATCGCTGAGTAACTGGATGTTTGCCTGACTGGATTCAAATATGAATGTGTTATATCCGGCAGCGTCAATTACCTCTTCTCCGTTAGGGTTCATAATCTTATCCTTAACGTGTGCCAGTATTAGCCACCCATCAAGGAATAATCTGTGTTGCCACTCTCTCAGGCACTCTTCTAACTGCTCCTGGTTTTTGAATATGTCTATCGGTTTTTCTTTCCCCTCTCTCTTTTCGAGAGTTCCGCAAGTGTTGTTTTCAAAAGCCGTACCGTCCGCAACGGAAAAACACCATTTATCTCCATATCTGCGACCGCACACATAATCCCCTATCTTTACCGGTATTTTGCATCCGCACTGATTTCCTATGTTGGCAATAAGCACCAACCCGCCTTTTACGGTGCTATGGTCTATGAAAAAGTTCTCTCCACTGGCAGTCATATAATCATCAATTTTCTTGCCGCAAGTAAGCAGATCGAACATTTCACGCTGATTTTCCCCAGTCCACATCATGGTTTTTACTTCATCCGGGGACTGCGGTTTCAAGTTCAAATTATCCATCATTCGCTCTCCTTTACTTTCTTGGCAGATTTTACCTTGATTTTCTTTCTACCGAACTGCTGATATACCAGAGCAGACGCATGAACACTGTCCGTGCTGCATACGGTAACAGTTCTGCGGATTGGTTTTCTCTCAATGGTTTCAAACACTACTTTGTACCACCGTTGTTTCATTAGTTCTGCCCTCCTGTATTCTCCCGTATATTCTTTCGCACTTTTCGGCGTGTTCACATCTGATTGTGGTTAATGCCCTTTGGGTATGATCCGCCAATACAGTAATATCAACCTTATCAACGTCAGCCTCAAAATCAGGGCAGAAAGCACAATAATCTTTCACTCTGAGTTCCATTCCATTATCCATGACATCCCACCGCCTTTAACATACTGATTTTCTCTACCAGAACATCAACCGTTGCGTTGAGTTTGCTGTTCTTAATGCAAACTTCCTGATAGTCCTCATATAACTTTCCACCGTTCAGCATTTCAGTCTGTTCCTTGACTGTGGCATCCAACTCTGCATTGAAACTTTCAAGCTGTTCAATCTGTTTCCTCAGATCATCATTCTCTTTTTCTGCTTGCATATTTCTTTCTGCCAGAGATTTCTTGTTTGCTTTCAGTTTTTCGACCTCACTCGTAAGTTCTCCGAGTTTCTTTATCATTTCCTGCTCAGACATGGTTCCTTTTTCCTCCCTGTTTTACCCCCCACGTAGAAAAAGTCCTTGTATATCGCTTTGATAACTTCCGCATCGTAGAGTGCATTGTGTTTTTGACCTTTCGGCAAATCAATTCCTCTGTTTGTAAGGAGCTGTTCTCTCGAAATGTCAAAAGCTGCCTTTTCTGAAATATCAAGCATCGTTGCAATGTCCTGATTGATGTCGTGACAAGCCGGTGTAATAAACTCAGGCAACTTCATAGCGTTTCCTGCCAATAAGTCAATCAGTAACACCATATCGTAATGCGAGACATCTGAAACGAATACCGCAGCATAATCACTGTCAAAATTAGCGTCCATTTCAAGCCATTCCATAAGTTCGCAACAAACATCTGCCTTACTGCCGATTACAGTCGTTGTTTTATTGTCGGCTGCCAGACTTTCTTCTAACTCCGCATTGCCACTCAAAACCAAATGATCGAGAACATTCTTCTCAATCCATTCATCACACATACCCTCATCATAGTCCGTCAACTCTGCATAGAACCTATCTCCTGTGTCTGAGACAATTCCTATGCTGATAAGAGTTGTGTCCTTACGCAGACCAGTAAACTCTGTGTCAAAAAAATAGGTTCTCATGTGGTTTCCTCCGTTTCTTCCGGTGCGGCTGCAAAATTCGCTCTTAGATTTGATGTGAACAACGACTGATAGACCATTGCATAACTGTAAATCTCTCTATCCAATATCTCATCCTTTATTGCATCCGTGACCGAACTCTGCATGATTGCCGTAGGAATCTTTGATTTTTCATTCTCATAGGCTTTAATCAACACATCTCCATCATATCCTTTTGCCAATTCTCTTAATGTCATATCTACTTCTCCGCTTTCTGTGCCTTTTTGGCTTTCTTGGCAGCCTTTTCTTCCTCTGCCATCTCAGGAATGAATTTACGGAAGATGTTGTTGTAATTTCCGTTGTTACCGGCCCACTTCTTAACAATAGCCATAGCCAGTCCTGCCTCTTTGGAGTAGGTATCGCACTTTCTAGGTTTGCGAATGATTACTTCTTTGCCGTCTACAATCTTCTTTTTGGTTTCCACATTATCCATGCAGTTTACGACCGTCTTTGTTCCGTCAGACCAAAACACGATTGTTGCAGGATTCTGGAACAGGACTTTCTCAATACCGTATGCTCCAATAGGTTTGTCCTCAACCATTGCTTCTACACACAGTTTGTCCCAACGATACGGGCTACCACATACATGATTGATCTTTCCAGCGTAAGTCGTGCCGTCCTCGCACTCGATAGTTACTTTCTTAAATTTTTTGTCTGCTAAACTTCTATCCATATTGTCCTCCTTAATACCTAACTGGTTAAAAATGTCTCCAAACAATGTTTCTCCCGGAATAGCGCATGATGCTATTACCTGATCTCTTAATAATCCGATTGTGGCGTTTTGACATTTCTGTGAAAAATCCTCTGTGATACTCGTAACCGGTATATCATCAAAATCCGGCCATGGTTCTCCGAGGCAACGTGCTCTTTCGATGCTCACTCTCCGCCACTGTTCTTCCGATGATGCTGTTGCCGTTACCTGCCTTGCGTTTTCCCACCATCGGTTTTCGGTAAATGCCGAGTGTTGCATCACTCTGTCAAATGCTTGTAATGGCGGTATCAGTCGTTCTTTCGGCAATCCAAAACGTTCAAAACCCTGCATGGCAAACGCTATCGGATCTGGTAAATGTGCCGCTTCTGGCGGTCTCCACGGTTTCTTTTCTTTCTTTTCCATTGGTGTCCTCCTTGTGATTTATTATCAAGGGTGGTATGCCCTTAATCTCATGTTGAAATTATTCTCGATTTTCGCCACAACGCAGTCCTTTTTCAGTATGCACTTGGCGCATTTTTCGAGATTTCCGTATGGTTCTCTGCCAAAGCATGGACGAAACAGCTTGTTTATGGCAGTTTTCTTCATTTTCACTTCAAAAGGTATTTCAAATCCCTCTTTCAGATGAGAAATATCCGGCATATCATACTCTTCATCCAGTGTAGGCTCGGATATTTCCTTAATTTCCGCAAGCGGTATGGGATCTCCGAGCCGTTCATCCATGATAAAGAGCTGTGGTTTGGTCTCATTTTCCATACATACCCCCCTACGCCTCTATCAGTGTGAATACACGCCTATATACATCCTTGTCCGGCAGAAGCGACAGCCTATTCAGTGTTGTACCTCCAAGATACACGTTAAATGTGCAATCCCCTATGGTTAATGTTCCTATGCTGCCCGGATCGTTCAGATCCACTTGTACGCTATTGTGCTTGTTTAATATCGCCCGTATGGTCCTGCATACTTCCTCATTTTCTTTTTCTGATGCAAGGCAATCAAAACACGGATTTTTATTCTTTGATGATCTCATAATATTCTCCCTCGCACTCTTTCGGAGCCATAGTTCCCCATCCGTCAGCCTTTCTCAGCTCATAATGGGTCCCTCTGTCGATGGCAAAAAGTTCTTCGCCCTTATCAATATTCATTTCCATATTCTTCTCAATGTCGTTCACGACAATATCCTGCAAGAAACGTGCTATCATGTCTCTTTCTCCTTTATCACTTCGGCAAACGCCGGATTCTCATGCAGCTTTTCAGTAGACCATCCCATGTGATGATACAGTTTTTCCATAAATTCAAGGCACTCCGCCTTATCATAAGCTAGTAGGAAACACAGTAATTGTTCTCTGTTATACATCACTGACGGTCCGGCTCCCATTTTGATATAATCGTAATCTGGGTAACGTACCTGAAACTCATTCGGTGCTGCTGCCAGTATCTCAAATTTCACTTCTGGTCTATGCGGTTCTCTTATGCAATGCCTGAATGGTATCATGTTCTATCCCTCACTCTCTTCTCCCATCTCTCATGTTTTCGTGCCATTTGTTCCTCATCAACCGTAAGTGAAAGTTCTCCGGCACACTGCACAACATCCGTGTATTCCTCCTGGATATTGTCAATGGCTTCTTTCTCAGTAACCGGTGTCGGATTCTCTTTTCGGATGATCCTTGCCATTTTGAGTGCTGCCTTTGCAAGTTCGGTACATTCCTCTGCAAGCTGTTCCAACATTGCAGCTTCGCCAATTTCTTCAATAATTTTCATTATCTCTCCCTCTTTGTGATAACTTTAAGTCTATCCAGTGGATATGTCTCCGCTTTGCCATCTTCCAGAACGACAACCGCTTTTGTGCCAAGTAGGCTCGTGATTGTATCTATCCATGTTCCTTTTCTATTCTCACAGTGAGTACAATCTGGTATCTCATTGCACATATCAGCAATATCGTTACAGAATTTGCACTCTGCATAGCTTCTTGTGATTTCTACCGGTCTATCCATTTCGCACATCCTCCGATACGTCAAAATTCTCTAAATGCTCATATTCGACAGTTTCTTGTCTGATTTCAATTTGATTTTCGCTATGCGTTTCTGTTCCCTATCCATCTTTTTGATGCACTTATCCAACTGCCTTGCGTATGGACTGCTATTTGGGTCTGAGCACTCCATGATAAAAGCCTCTCTGTGTGGAGACTGATAAGGGCTTTTGTATCTGTATTTTTCGTATTCTCTTCTCTCTGCCACTATCAGAATCACAATTTTCAATACAAGCCACGCTGTATTGAGCAAAACTAACCCTACGATAACCGCAACAACCGTCTTTACCATCTCTCTTCCTCCGTCTTTTACACTAAAAATTTCTCAATTCTTATCTCTCCGCATTTCTTACACCCACATCTGCATACATCGTACTTAAAACCGCTGTAATCATGTGCCGTCCAGAGGACTTCCAACACTTCCCACTCATGCCTGCACGAAAGAAAACACGATACCAAAATCTTGCAGAATAGCCTTTTATACCACGGTTTCTTGTGCCAAGACCTCTTTTTATTTTCCGGGGAATTTTTGGAATTGCTGTTTTCATTGCTCATCCGGTTTTACCTCCTATGAGGCGTAAGCCTCCGCCGATTTTTATTTTTCGCCTGTTATCGTTTCTACGTGCAGACGTGACGGCATCCTCATTATGAGGTCATTACACATTTGATTCAGACGATGGTTTTCATCCGCAAGCGTATTTACCATGAGGTACAATCCCTCTTCTCTGGTAAGTTCTCCACACTCTATCATCTGCCATACTCGGAATACCGTTGCATTGTTTCTGATATGCGTTTCAGAGATTCCTACGGTGTATGCCTCTGTCATGCAGTCCGGTTGAACTTCCGCAGTGTGTCCTCTTTCCATTTGTCCCATGCGGTCTGTTTTTTCTCTCTGCATACTTCCGCCTCTCTCTGCTTATTCTGTGTTGCTGTTTCTTTGTTCTGTTCCATATTTCTCTCTTTCTATGCCGGTAGGCATCCGCCGATTTTGGATTTTGTGGTTTTGTAAAGTCCTCACTTTCCTTTTGTTATTCGGATGCCGTGTTTATACTTACATTGTAAATTGGGTGGTTTACGGTAATAGGGTTCTTTGCCATTTTACGATTGGGGTGGTTTTGGGCTTTTTAATTTTTCGGGAACTCAGAGGGGTGAGTTGCCCCTGATCCACTCCGCTCCACACCCCCGCCCCAGGGTATAAACTGCCGGACCTGTCCCCGGATCGCTACACCAGAACCGCCGGAAACGTGCCGGAGTTCGTAAAAGTAAAAGAAAACGAACCGCAAAACCGCATAAATTCTATATATTTATATCTCCGTCCGTGTCTGCCGGATCTTTTCCGCTCATTTCCACCGGTAAACGCTGCGCGATCTCTGCCGCCGTTGGCAGTTCTGCCGCCTGCTTGCCTACGTTTAGATCTATCTTTTGCGCCGCCTGCGTGTAGCCGTGGTTGTTGTTCATGTCCGTAGCAAATACGATCGGCGGGATCTTGCCAGCAAAGGCGAGTTGTTTCTTAAATGCTGCAATACTTGTTTTCAGTCTTTTTATTGTGTCAGAATACGCACCAGGGCGGGCAGTTTCCCAATTATTAAGGGTTTCCCTAGAAATCCCGGCAAAACTACAAAATCCTTCTACATCAGGCACCAAACGCACACCCTCCGCGGCTCTATCCTTAATATATAAAATGTATTTTTCCGCTACCTCTGTAAATTCTTCTACAGTTTCTAACTTCCTAGGCCGTCCCCCTTTGTTCTGTACCTCTCCGCCCTCCGGCGTTTCCTCTGTCTGCAAGAATCCAGTTAAAAAGGCATCACACAAAGCCGCCGTTGTTTCTGCGTCCGTGGGTTCGTAGTCGCGCCCCTCCTTAAAACGTTTATAGCTCTGCTTTCTCACGCCTTGCGCGTCTCTCTGTGCCGTTTCTTTCTTCTCTGTTGCCATCTCTGCGCCCTCCTTTCCTCTGTGCCCTCTGTGGCGGTCCTACGTTCTCACATGGGCAAAATAAAAAGGACACCGGGAAAAGCTTTCTTGTGCTTCTCTCTGTGCCCTACGTTCTACTTTTTCGGCTATCCTTATTTATTTATGTGGATCTGCTCCGCCCTCCGGCGGCTCTGTTATTTCTATCTCTATACCGCAACCAATCGCGGCGGCGTATTTCTCCATATCTTCAAGCGTGAATTTATCGGCGTTTAGTCTCTGGTTTACGTTCTGCCGGGACACGCCCAGACGATCCGCCACCTCTTGCACCGATACCCCGCGCCGTTTCATCATAACGCGCATTTTTTCGCCAAAACTCAGCCGCACCGGCTCCGCCCTCCTTTCTCTCTGTACCCCTTTAATATATAGGAATCTGCGCCGCCTGTCAAGTCTGCCGTTTACATGGTAAACACTGCGCCGGGGTTTTCTTGCACTTTGTAAAGTGTACAATTTACACAACAAACCGCCCTTATTTTGTTTAGTCGGCTATACATATTTCACAAACCGTAATAATTTGTAAATTTTCCGCTTGACTTTGTAAAGAGTACGCTTTACAATACAAGCATAAAGAACGAACCGCAACGGACAACAACGAACCGCCGGACGTTCAACAAAACAAACAAGCGCAGGCAAGGGCGCACGGTGTACCCCAAAAGAACAACGCACCGCAGACCGGACCAAGGGAACCAACCCGGACCAAGGCAACGGCGGCGCGGCACTTATTAAGACGAGACCGAAACACACGCCCCACCGCCTCCGGCTTGTATCTCCTGTGAGGGCTGCCCCTGTGGTAATGAGTGCATATATCAGGCGAAAGGAAAATTGTAAACCTGTGCTAGGGTGTACCAATTCGCACCGCACATATAAAAAAGATAATTAAGTTATTGGAAGTATGAAAGCACTTTGAAACTTTCAGAACCGCACGAGATCGGGAAAGCGGTATAAAACCGGCCCGGCATCGAGTGAAAGCAGTTAGCACTCTAACAATGATTAACGCCCCCGACGCTCCCAGGGGAAAGCGGGAACCGCTCCGGAACTATTGAGCCGAGGCGATGGCTGGAACGAGTTGCCTATATACACGCAGCATAAAAGGGAATAGGACGGGCGAACCCCCGCAAGCCGCCGTCTGCAAGTCTGACGTAAACGACTATTGAACCAATTAAAAAAGGCGGATCCGCAACACCTACCAAGCGAACACGGACCGCCGCCACCCCTCCGGGGCTTGTCTCCTATTATAACAGGCTTTCCCGGATGGAACAACCAAAAAAGAGAGGGAAAGACCATGACAGCAGAAAAAATTATTGATTCTTTAAAATTCACATTTGAAGAGGCAGACGAACAAAAGGACCTTTTTACACCGTCCCACGTTCTCTATAAATGCCGCGTTATCAACCCGGCAAATAATCGCCGCTACACTTTTGATTATCAATGCAACCCAAGCGCAATGCATGAGCCAACAAAAGAAGATTGTTTATATTGTCTCTTGTCTGATGCTTCTTGTGCTGATAGCTGCACAGATGAGGCGGACTTTTTAACAGAGTTTGGATATATTGACGGCGGAGCGGATCGGGTTCGCAAAGGCTTAAAGGCTTATAAGGCTTGCAAGCGTACCGCGGCAGCTATTGACCGTATTTTTACAGAGGACGAAAAAACCGCCCTTAATAAATATTACGAAAATTACTAATTGACAGAAACGAGGCGCGCGCCCTCCGGGGCGCTCCCTCTCAAGATATAGGAGGCTTATATATTATGATGACATTATCAGAGGCGAAAGCCATTTATAAAACGGGCGGCGGTCATTTCTTCGACCGTGAAACGCTCAAATATTGGGGATCTCGTATAGAATCCGCTTTGTATAAAAACCGCTGTTTTGTTACCAGTGAAAACAATTTTGACGGCAGCCGCAGAGCTTACACCGTGCGCCGGTTCTCTCCTGACTTTCTGCATATTGAAACCGTGGGAGAGTTTCAACAGTACGCACTTAAAGAAACCGCCAGAGAGGCAGCAAAGGAGGCCTAAACCATGAACAACGCATATATTAAAAATCTTTTATCTATCAACAAAAAAGCTTTTCAGTTTTTGCATGATGTCGAGGGCTTCGACTTTGAAAATCCGTATTTTATCACACAGCAGCCCGGGAAATTTACTGCAAACACAGTTAAAAAGGCAGTAGCCGAGGCAATGAACCCGGCAGCGTGTAAAATCTCCGTTTTTATTGTTCCTACCGCTTCGCGATGTCTGCAAGATTTATATTTCGCTGTGCTTAAACTCAACAATTTTTCAGCTTGTCGCCGTGATGGTGTTAGTTATTGGAATTATAGAGTCGCTGCCCCTGGTCTTGATATAGATTATTGTTTTAATATTAGAGACTTTGAGGAACTGCGCAAGAAACAGACCGAAAGCGTTTTTATAATCGCCCAGAATAAAAGTTATATAAAAGAACCAGAAACAAAAATATTTGATGTTTCCCGGCGGTATGCCCTGAACGATGCCAGAAAGAGCACAGACGGACGCGGAAACGATTATATAAAATCATTAGTATTGACCGCCACGGATGGCAGCGGCGCACGTTTCACATACGAACCATACAACACGTTTTACGGAAATGAAAAACGATCCGCGGATATTGCGGACCATATCGACAAAAGCGGCTACTTGTTACGCCCTCACCGCTTCGCATTGATGGAGAGAGCGGAAACATTGAGACGGACCAGAAAACAGGCAGAGGCAGACAACGCCGACTATACAAATGAGATAGCCGAACTGCAGAAACGCATTGACGCAACTAGAATTTTATTATCTAACGCCGTTTTGAATTGTCAGGACGCAACCGCGGCGCGTGGCGTGTCTAACAAGATGAATTATTTTTCTTATGCTCTTTCTTACTTTGAGACATTCAAAGAAAAAATAAACAGCAAGCGTTATTCAAGTATTGAGCGCATCAATTCAGATATTGAAGATATAAAAGATAAGTTGGATCATTGCGCAGAGTAAGGCGGACGGCGGCGGATCAGCCGCCCCGGCTCCGCCGGATATATTGAGCGATCGGAGGTTTTAGGATGGTTTATAAATATCTGAACCGCTCCGCAGTATTGGAACATCTACAAGAGGGGCAAACCGTAAATATTGATGAGTACATAGAGAAAATGCAGTTTTTCAAGAAATACGGAAACTGTCAGGGGATCTATATAACAGACAGCCGCTATATTGAGTATGCAGAAATCGGCTTGCACTATTTCAAATATGATACATTGATAAAATTCTTTGAGGATTTCAAACAGAGAAACCACACAAAACGTATATTGATAACATTCAACAAAAACCACCGCTTACAATGTGAACCGGTGCAGGATTAAGGAGGCCTTTATATTATGGGATGGGATTACACACACGCTACACACTACACCAGAACCGGAGCTATTGACCGGAAAACAGAGATTGACGAGCTTTACACCTGGCAGAACGACACCAGGAAAGCCGAAGTTGTACGGTCTGCAATGGTAGGAAGTACATACTATGCAGCTATTAAAATAACAGAATTGAGTACCGGAGAGACAGAGACAGCCGCCGCCGTTGCATTGACGCACACCAACAGCCGGGATTATTTCAACTTTGGAGTTAAGACGATGGGGGAAAGCTCCGGATCATGCGAAGATCATTGCCCGGCTTCTATTCTCTCTCTTCTCTCCCCTACTGATTCAGAATATGCCAATAACTGGCGTGAGAGATGCAGAAAGAACATTGAAGCAAAGAAGGATCCGCACGCATTGAAAAATTTACCTGTCGGCGCAGTGATCCGCTTTACTCTCCACACTGGGGAAAGTATCGAACTATTGAAACACGCCGCGGCGTATCAGTTCAAACGCCCTTTCTGGTTCTGCCAATCATCCGGCCGTTATATGCCAGCAACCAGGATCCCGGCAAATTATGAAGTAGTCACAGCATAACATATTGAGTTTAGGAGGATAAGAAACCATGAATAATACAGCATTGAGAATTGAGAACGGTATGAGCAGTTTTGAGTTACTGCAGGCCAAGGTGTCAAGCCTTGAAGCAACAGAAAGGCGCATGAGCATTGAAGAGGATCGCCGCATGGCTGCCATTGATGCAATGGATCGCACCTATAACAACCCATCCACACCGCGCCGCACACGCTTTGAGCTTTCTATTGAGCTTCCTATTCAGCGTGAGGCATTGAAGAATTACCACAATGAGCGCAGCCGTGTATCTGCCGAGCTTCGAGGATTAAGAACGGCCATTGATCTTATATTGACAGTTTCCAATTATGGCGGAGAGGTAACACCGAATAATCGCCGGATGATTGAGAGTATATTAGCTTAAACGTTACATTGTAACATTGAGTAACAGCGTGTAATATGGAGGTAACACATGAACAAAGATAAATTAGAAGTATTTATGAACTACTTAAAAGAACAGTTTCCCGGTTGCATTGAGGATCATTTCACTTATGATTTGATCAAAAATCTCATTGACTATGTATATAGGGAGCACGGTCACACAAAGAACTCCGCAAGGGCGATTATCGCAAGCATACTTCCAGAAGTAACCTATGAGGAATTGGAGGCTTACTTACCTGATTTTGATGAATGGGAGGCGAAATTATGATAAAGATGTCATTCTACGATGGAACTTTAGACAGGGCAAAGGCAAGGGAAGTTGTCGAGACATCCGAAAAGCCTTTAATGTTCCGATATGGCTTTGCGTATAGGGGCGCAGAGAAAAGACCTATAACAAAAGAAAAAGCATTGAGCATTATTGATGATTCCGGCAACTATCTGGATATAACAGAAACCGACAACGAGATCCTTTTGAATACTTTTTCAAGTAATGATATGTGGTAGGAGGTATGAACGTGGTAGTTATTTCATTGACAGATAGAGAACAGACATTATTGAGTGACAGTGTATTGACGATGATAGAGAACGCAGGGCAGGCGCAACGCCTTGTATGTGACACTGAATCGCAGAAAGCTATTGACATACACATCAAAGAATTACAGGCATTAAACAGAAAGTTGTGTACTACCGGCATCCGGTAAAGAAAGGATTGAGAACCATGAGAAAGAAAAGCGTATTTATTAACTGTATGGAGACATTGACCACAAACAGAAAACACAGCGAGGCCCGCACACTTCTCAATGCAGGACTGAAAGAGTCCGCAGAGAGACAGACCGCTGCCACCGCTCCGGCGTATGAACTTACAAAGCCGTATATCTTCCCTGCCGTTGATGGCAATATGACTTATCACACCTCATGGGGATCTCATGGAGTAAAGAACGAAGCCGAAACCATATTGAGTGTATTGAACTCTTTCCGCCTCCGCTCCACCCTTGCAAAAATCAATCAAGGACCACGCCTTACACAGTATGTTATTGAACCGGCTCCCGGAACTCAGGTGCAAGCCATTTTGAGACATGAAAAGGAATTTCAGGCAGCTTTACATTGCAACGCCTCTTTGAGATTTGATAATGGTTATGTGTATATTGAGGTCCCTACCGGTACAGAAACAGTGTTCCTGGGGGATATGCTTATTGATAATGAGTTTCAGTCCTCCGATGGTTTTACAATGGCAATCGGCATGGCGGTTGATGGTTCCAAGCATTACATTGATATTGCCAAGGCGTGCCACATCCTTATTTCTGGTATGACAGGATCCGGTAAATCAATCGTGCTGCACAACCTTATTCTTTCCCTGTTGATGAAGAAAGACCCGGTTCAGATGCACTTATACATTATTGACCCAAAGGCTACCGAGTTTGAGTATTACAAAAACCTCGCGGCTTGTACAGTCGTTTCCGAAGTGAACGGCGCAGTTGATTTATTGAAGAACCTCTGTATTGAGATGGATCGCCGTTACTCCGTTCTGGCTGCTGCCGGATGCCGTGACATTGACAGCTACAATCAGAAGTTCGCAGACAGACCGATGAGAAGAGACATTGTATTCATTGATGAGTTATCAGACCTTATGAGCATGGGTGGAAAATCCGTTGAGGGACATATTGTAAGAATTGCACAGAAAGCCCGTGCCTGTGGCATCCACCTTGTAATCGCTACACAGTACCCGGTTGCAAAGGTTGTTACTGGATTGATTAAGGCGAATATGCCTACAAAGATCTGTCTCCGTGTTGGTACAGTCACAAACTCTATGGTTGCATTGGATATGGCAGGCGGCGAAAAGCTCATGGGACATGGCGATATGCTCTTTCTCCCTAACGGTTCTCTTTCCCCGGTAAGGTTGCAAGGTGGGTTTGTATCTGAGACGGCAATCAACAATGTCGTTGCCGGTTTGATGAAAAATCAGTAAGTAGGAGGATGGTTAGAATGGCAGGAAAGACAACAACAGCTTGTACGCATGAACAGTACGAGACTATCATAAAAACTTTATATGAGGGCATTGGAGACTGCATACAGCCTAATCCCCGGATTGCTACGATCCTCGTTATTGAGGCGAATGTAGGATTGCGTATTGGAGACACACTCTCCCTCCGGCGTTCCTCTTTCATCAAGACACCATCCGGCCACGCTTTCAATATCGTTGAGCATAAGACCGGAAAGGTTCGCCGTTTCAAGGTCCAGGAACAGGTCTACAACTTCCTCCTTGAATATGCGGACTCTGAGGGCATTGAGGGCGATGATCTGATATTCCCTATCGGTGTCCGGGCAGTGCAAAAGCATCTGAAAAAGGTTTGCGACTGGCTCGGTCCTGAATATGAGGATATATCCACCCATTCGTTCCGTAAATACTTCGGAACAGAGATTTACTACAAGAATGGAAAGGACATTGAACTGGTCCGCCGCCTGTATCAACACAGTTCCGCAGCAGTTACAGCTCGCTACTTGGGCGTTACGGACGAAAAGATTGAACAGGCATTAGATTCCCACGTTGATATTATTTACCGCCCCAAATGAGGCGCATATATAGTAATGGTTCCTTATAAGATTTGTCTATTTGAGTGTCGTGTAACAGGTTTCTGGCAGTTTTTAATGCGAAAACTGCTGCCGGTATGAGGGTTGATAACGGCATACACCATCCCTTTGTTGGTTGACAGGTTTTCCGGCTTTAATGCGAAACCGGATAAGGATAGTGGGATCTCCTGACATTCGCGTATCTCCGGCGGAGCGCACGATGCCGCTTGATAAGAACGTGTCCAAATAGACAAATGCTATAAGGAACCATTGAAGAAATGGAGGTCTTAGGCATGATTGATATTACAAACTGCAATAAAATCATAGTCGATACCATCGGGAAAACAGAGAAGATCATTGAATGGTATCAGCAAAATAAAGATTGGTTGGATGCCGAAGAGTTCCGCATCCCCATCCCCTCCGCATTGGTTGAGCTGCCGGAGGAAGATATTAAATTCTATTATGAGCAGGAGGGTGTATTCGTCAGGCTGCATCTGTATATGGGTGGCGTGTATGTCTGCAATTATCGGTATGATCCGAAAACTCAGGAAATCGAAAACATTGTCTTTCCTGCCGGATTAAGCAAAGAGAAACGAAAGGTTGCCCGGATGGTTCTTGCCGCTGACAGAACGCCATACAAGGAGGCATTGAAGTTCCACTCTCTCATGTGTTTTGCAACTCATTACCGCAACTGCATTGAGACTACGGAGCAGAAAGAGAAACGCATTTCTCATAAGCATCGAAAAATCCTGCGCCGTTCCGGCGGTGCTACACCACTGATAACCACATACCGCATTGATAGCAGACCTGTTCCTGCAGACGGTACAAAAAGGCACTACACAAAGCCTACCGAACAGGTAAGTGTGAGGGGATTTTACCGAACTACCAAAACCGGTAAACGTGTATGGGTTCGCCCTTTCACAAAATACAATGGAAATTCTGGAAATAACAAAACATACAAAGTATAGGAGGATCACTATGAGTAATTTGAAAGTTTATGCAAAAACCATCGAAGATGAGGCTTTGGAACAAATTAACACTCTTCTGTCTCAGGATGCCTTTAAGGACTGTAAGGTTCGTATCATGCCGGATGTTCACGCCGGAAAGGGATGTGTCATTGGCTTTACTGCGGATCTCGGAAACAAAGTAATTCCGAACATCGTTGGCGTGGATATTGGATGCGGTATGCTCTGCGTAAGCATCGGACACGGAGAAATCGACTTTGATAGATTGGATAAAGTCATTCGCACTTATGTTCCAAGCGGAAGAAATGTGCATGACGGCCGGCAGATCCGTTTTGATGAATTGCAGGATCTTTACTGCTACCGAGAATTGAGAGATACCAAACGCATTGAGCGTTCTATCGGCACTCTCGGCGGTGGCAATCATTTCATTGAGGTTGATGTTGCGGAGGACGGTTATAAGTATCTGGTTATTCATACTGGCAGCCGCAATCTTGGGAAACAGGTGGCGGACTACTATCAGAACCTTGCCTATGAATTGATGTGTGGCAAGGACGATTTGTACGAGCGTCAGAATAAGCTCATTGAGGAATACAAGGCTGCCGGAAGAAAATCCGAGATTGAGGGTGCAATAAAAGAACTGCACAAAAACTTCCGTGCCACTACTCCAAAGTTACCAAAGGATCTGTGCTACTTAGAGGGAAAGTATCGTGAACAGTATTTACATGATATGCGTATCTGCCAGAAGTTTGCATATTTCAACCGTGTGATGATCGCACAGATTATATGCAATCATATGGGATGGGGAGTCGGTGCGGAAATACCGGATTATTTTGAGTGCATCCACAATTATATCGACCACGGCTCCAACATCGTCCGTAAAGGTGCTATCTCTGCCAAGTACGAAGAAAAGGTTCTTATCCCTATCAATATGCGTGATGGGTGTATTCTCGGAACTGGCAAGGGAAATGAGGATTGGAACTGTTCTGCGCCGCATGGAGCTGGGCGGCTTATGTCACGGATGAAAGCAAAGGAAACTCTAAACATGAGTGATTATTCAAACTCTATGGATGGCATCTACACTACTTCCGTATCAGAGGAAACCATAGATGAGGCACCGATGGCATACAAGCCTATTGATGAGATTGTGGAATGTATTGGAGAAACCGTTGATATTCTTGCGATTCTGAAACCTATATATAATTTCAAGGCAAGCGAATAATGTGGCATTGATAGACACATTGATGTATAATGGACTAAACATTTATATAGGGAGGATATGTCTATGAAGATGAGATATTTTGCCGTACTGTTACTGTCGGCCGTTCTTTTGAGTGGTTGTGGCGGCGGTACATCTACCAAAAATGGCACTACTGCGGTCACGACTACGACAGAAAGTAAAGACAAAACAGACCTTGCAGATTTGATGAGTACGCAGGATTATTCCTGTACTGTGGATGATTCTTTTATGTATTACGTTATGTATGTAACAAATAATTCAGATAAGGTTGTGAGTATTGATCTGAATGTGACCGCATTGGATTCTTCCGGCAGTATGGTTGGTTCTTCCAGCGATGGAACAAAAGCGGTTGCTCCAGGGCAAACAGCCGGTATATGGACCACATTTGATGAATGGGATAAGATTGATAGTTTCGATTACACACTGTCGGTATCAGAGGAAAAGGAATACTCTCCTGTCTATTCTGACTTATCCGTTGACTACAATACTACCGACAGCGGCATTGTTGCATCCGTGACAAACAACGCAACTTCCGCCGTAGATTATGTGTTAATGGATGTGGTGTACCTTAAAGATGGGAAGATGGTTAATTTTAGCGAATTATCTTTTATGGATGATAACCAGGAATTGCAGCCCGGTACAACTCTTTCTCAGGAGGGCACTTGCTACTCTGATTCCGGTTTTGATGATGTAGTGATTGCCATAAATGGCAGGAAATGATTTAAGGCAGAGGTTTTATTCCTCTGCCTTTTCTATGAGTTCCCATGCCTTTTCATCGCCAAATTCTTTCCTTACGGCTTTCCACAATCTGAGGTACTTCTTGGATTCTCTGTCCCTTTCAGTCCTTGCCTTATCAATCTGACTTCTGATACGGCTTATATACTGCTCATCCTCCGTCTGTATCAGCTTATCAGAATCCCGATACAACGAACGGATCATACTCTCTTTGAGCATATCTACCCACGGAGTAGATACCTCTGTACTGCGTCCATTGACTGAACGGCGCATTTTATACTCTCTGCCGGATAAATCCTGTTTCTTTGCTTTCTTAGCGCAGTAATCTCCGATATAGACACCAATCCAGTCCGGTATCTCTTCCTTGACCTGATTGTATAATTCCCTTGTGAGAACATAATAGTTGTAATGGCCTACAAAGGATTTTGCAGCAGCACTATGGAAGTCCGCTTTCGACACCTTAATTTCATAGCACCGGAAAATGCCCTTTGTGTCATAGGTCATGTAATCAACTCTTTCTCTTCCGCAAAATCCGATTGTTACCTCATAGCAGCCAAATACACCTGTCTTTCTTGTGGCCAATCTGATTGCTTTTTCCAGTGCTACGGTTTCCGCTGTTTTCATTTCAGATCCTCGATTGAGAATACAAGACCTACACAGTAAATCTCTCCATCTTCCCAGATGTCAAATTGTTCGCAAGGAATGTCTGTTTTGTAAGTCCATGTTGCCGGAAGTCCGTCCCTGTTCATGCCATCACACCAGACAGCATCTATCCAGTTTGCACGTTCTTCTCCCTCCTGGTCTACGCCGTCTCTGTCGAAGTACACTCTTCCTCCATCGAAGCAACCACCCTCATCGTAGATTGCACCATCGAACTCCATGAGATCGTCAGATGCTCCGTAAACGATAACCAGGCCGCTTTCCTTTGCTTTCTGCTTTACATCGTCAAAACTGTCTCCGTATGCTCTTCCATTGAGCTTGTCTGCTAATTCTCTTGCTGTAATCATCACATATCCTCCTTAATCCGTGTATACCACTATTTTCCGTCCCTCCATTCTGTAACCAAAACATAGGTTTCCACCGTCTGCTATGATTGCACAGTCATGGTCGGACAGATTATTTACGTTTCCGATAATCTCATAATATTTACAGGCATATCCGCTTTCTCCGCTCATAATAACGGTTTTCTTGGAAAGAATCTTATTCCGCTGTTTCTCTGACATACAATCCCACTCATACGGATATACCACAACTGCCTTGTCCTTGATCTTTTCATACTCCTTGAACCATGTTTTTATCATCGTCCGGTTCCTTTCTTGCATATTTGCATCCTGAGAAGTTTGTTCCGGTATCAAGAAACATATCCAGAATGATTTTCTCACTCTCTCCACAGAAATTTATGTGTCCTGTCTTTGTGTGCTTGACTATCAGTTTTCCACAGTTGAGGCAGCACGCCTTTTCGTTCCGTTCCTCAAATATTTGTAGTGGTGTCTTTTTCATCCTTGATCCCTTTCTCTCTGAAATGCTCCATGATTTTGCAGATTGTGGCATCTCCGACACCTTTGATTTTTGAGATTTCTTTCAGAAACTCGTTGACCGTTATTCCGGTAACCGATTTCTTTCCCTGATTAAATCCCTCGCTCCTGGCTTTTTCCACTCTGTCATTGACATACTGCACCAACTGTTCATCAGTCATTTTGCGGATTTTAACCGCTTTTTCATGTACCTTATCTTCATTTACTGTTCTGCGGCAGCTTCTCTTCTTTGCCATTGCAATCCTCCTATCTCATGTATGTTTCAACGATGCACGCATCGTCCTCTGGCGTCCTCGGGAACTTAAAAATAAATCCGGCTGACATTACATCATCTTCGCATCTTTTAAGGTTTTCATATTCGCAGTAAACATTCGTTGGCCGATTCTTCTCTCCGTCCCACACTCTTGCCACCACTTTTCCCGGAAAGTCTTTCGGGCTGTCATATATCACTACTAGCGGCACTTTTATATCTGAATAGTCCACCAGATTAAGTGTCGGTACTCTCTTATACAACGGCGTGTTCTGCTTTGCTAATTTCTTCTGTTTGTTCACTCCCATACCTCCTGTAATTCCACATGGAATGATTTCAATAGTTCATCGTCCATATTTGACATAAATGTTCTGTACGATATGTCTGGCTTATTTTCCATAAACCACTCTACCGCCTTTTGATTTCTGGCTGTTCTGGTAGATAGATTTCTCCAATTATCCTGATACTGAACCCGTTTCAATTCTCCGTACCATACAAGAAATCGTTCTCTCGTGCCATTCCTATCAATCCTCATAGGCACATACGGATCAACAATCTCGTAATCTATCCGCCGGACTGCTGCCGGAACTGCCATAACCCACATTTCTCCTGTGGCAACGGCATCCGGCACTTTATCCGCTATCTGCTCCGGCATGAGGATAGCATCGCTCTCTATGTAATACGCATGGATAACAACCGGCACACCGATTCTTGCCATGTTGTACGCCACTGTTCCGCCTTGCGGCATCGCCTGGATTGCACTCAATATGTTAGGTGCTACGCATATCCTCGGAGTGGTGTTATCCTCATCCGGGCAAATCTGTTTCGGAACTCTCGGAACAAATCTCTCTACTTCATCAAATGAAACGTGAACCAATTTACTGTTGCTTCTTTTTCCTCTTTGCTTCATCCTTTTTCCGTTGGCGTTCCTCCCAGTAGGGATGTTCCAACCTTTCCAGTCCAGTGCATCCTATCTGCAGGCACTTATGGACTTTCATTTGCTTTGTTGATAGATACCCTTTATGTGTTTTGCAGTACGCTACCGGCGATTTAAGCATATTCTTATCAATGCTCTGGAATAAATCAGGCATGAATAAGAGCTTTCGGAAACTCTTGAATGAGTTCTTCGCCCCAAATGTCCGTGAGGCTCGGTTTCATAAATACCGGTATGTTGTACTTTCTGCACTGCTCCACAATATTTTCAATCCATTCTCGTCTTGGTATGACTTTATCTTTTCTACTGCCAGTCTCCGCTCCTACGATGATCCACTCCGGGATGTATGATTTCTCACTCAGCTCTCCAAAGTCTGCCAGTATAGGCTCTACTGACAAAAACGTATGGAACTCATAGTGTCCGTCCTGCCCCATATACTCCGTATCTGGATCTGTGACTGTCGTTCCGTACCACATATTATCTCTGAGTGGTAATTCTCCGTAATGATGCAGCTCCATATATCTTCCGGGATTCTTCGTGAGGAAGAGGTAATTATGTTGCGGAGCTTTCTCACAAGCATTAAACACTTCCCTGATCCATCTATCAGGAACCCACTCTCCAAACACATCCGACATTGATCCGACAAAGATATTTCTCTGCCTCTTTTTGTCTCTGTATTCTCCCATGCGGTATCTGTGGATTGTCGGCACAAATCCATGCGGATAGGCGCATCTGAATTGTTTTCCGGTCTCATCATCAACATAATACGGTTGCTCATTTATCTCATAAGTTTCAGAACCATCGTCTCCAAGTTTGTACGTCTCCGGTTCTACCAGATGGCATCCTTTCCGTGATACAAAACGGTTTGCAATACCTCTGGCATAGCAATAAGGGCATTTATGACGGCAACCGGTAATCGGATTCCATGTGCTGTCAGCCCACTCTATTTTCGTTTTATCCAAGTCTCTTCCTCCTACCTGTGTATTTCCCTACATGATTGATGTAACCGCAATAACAGCACTTGACCTCGTCTCTAAGACGGCTCTTATAAATCTGATTTCCGCAACATCCACAGTCAAATTCCTGCGGATTGATTTTCTTTTTCTTCATAAACGCATCACTCCTTTGGAAATAATTTGTCGTAAAACCATTCAATATCACGGCGGACTTTGAAAAATCTAAATTTGTCCTCTTCACTCGTGCTTCTCGCACTGATATACCCATGAAAAGCATTTACCTCTTCTATTATCACTGGTAACTCTGCATATTCCGTCTTTAACATCCACTCACTTCCGATAGGGTATTTATCGAATTTTGAGTAGTCTATCTCTTCGTCAGTATGAAACGGAAGATCATATTTGTTTTTATCCACGGCTAAATCGTCAATATAACAAGTGGCATACACCTTTCTTGGGTTGTTCCCATATTTTTCAATATTTTCAGGCAGATTGTCGTTGACTGCATCAAACTCCAAACCAAATTTACCGCACCAGTCCACCGCCTCTTTCAGATGTTCTTCCACTCTGCAAGTCCAAAGTATCACTTTTGCGCCCTCTGCTCTGCGTTGAACGAGGTGCTGTATCAGTTTTTTGTTAGGTGCGCCAATTCCGGGCCACTTGCTTTCGCAGAGCGTTCCATCGAAATCTACCGCATAAATCGGTACAAAACTACTCATCAGCTAAATAACCTCCCATCTTCGTAAAAATCTTTTTCTTGCAACAACGGTTTCGCAATTATCGGTCGCTCTTAATACCCCCTCTTCATATCCTTGAAATGCCTCTGGATTGAATGTAATTGTTGCGCCCGGAATGAACATTTTGCTTAATCTTTCAGCTTTCTGTATCTTTTCTCACAAAATAGTCCCGCAATTACATATCTCCACAATTCCGTTGGAGTATATTTTTTGACAAGTTTTGCATCTGCAAACCTTTTTTACCCTCATGTTTCTCCTCCTATTATCTGTTATCGTTCCTTTCCATTCCCAAATCAAATAGTGATAATTGTGCTCTTTCTCTTTCTAACCTTGTATTTGAGACCTCATACATCTCGGTATCTATCTCAAACCCTACAAACTTCACACCGTTCCTATGGTATGCTATGAGGCTTGACGCGGATCCTACATGGGTGTCAAGCACCACCCCCCCCGATAGTTTAAAAGCACCTACGAGGTATTCGTACAATGCTATTGGTTTCTGGGTTGGATGGATGCGCTTCTCTGAATTTGTTCCGCCGGTGTTTGAGTATCTGAACAGTTTTGCCGGGAGATTGTAAGAAGTCCACGCAATCTCCGCTTGCGAAAAGGCATCCCACGGCTGCGCCTTATCCCATACAACAAAGCACTTTGTTGGTGGCAGATTGAAATAATTTCCGCCCCATATAATCTGATTTTTCGATACGCGAAACAATTCTTTGAAGTATTCCTCCGTTGGCGGTTTGCTATCCCATTCCTTTACCTGTCCACTCCGTTTCAATCTGCTTGCGGTGCTTTCGGATGGATAACCGTTCTTCGTCCGGCTCTTATTGGTTCCCATCGCCATGTTCGGCGCATTGATTCCGTATGGTGGGTCTACGATTGCCACATCAAAGTATTTATCAGGGAAAAGTTTCATGCCGGCCATACAGTCCATGTTGTAGTAACCAAAATCTAATTTATCCACTTAATAATGCTCACTCCCTTATAACCTTTTTGAAACTCATACCACGCATACGCAACTGCACTTCCGCCTCCGGCTTTCATTTCCTCAAACATTCCATTTTTGGCGCACAGAATACGGCTGCGTGACACATATACATATCTCGGAGGGTATTTCTTAAACAGTTCGCCTCTAGCCTTTCCCTCCAAAAACTGTAATTTAAGGAACATGAACACTTTTCTCCCGTCCGGTATGATCGTCATTGCGTGCTCAATAAACTCTTTCGCATACTTGTATGGAGGATTGGTAAGAATATCGCCATCCCACATTTCTGTTGTCTGCAAGAAGTCTATTCCACCCTCTCCATACCCTCTGTCGATAAGATCCGTACTGCGGACCTCATAACCGAGTTCTGTGAGACGTTCTGATAAGTGTCCTTGTCCTGCAGAGCACTCCCAAATCTTACGATTCAGCTCTGCCCCCCCCCTGTAACAATGCGTCTACTGCGATAGGGTCTGTCGCATAGTAGTCGTTAATCTCTCTTTCTTTCTCTGTGTGGTTGGATGCACCAAGAGTTGTAAAAATACTCTTGCCATTTCCGATCCAATCTTTTTCCATCTCTGATCTCCTTATAAATATCCAAATCTATAACCATATATGGATTCTAGTTCTCCGCGGCATACCTTACCGACCGAGTTCGGCGGTAGGTTGTACAGTCGTTCCGCCTCCCGACATGAGAAAAAGATTTCTTCCTCATCGCCTATGCAGATAACCATTCTGTGTTTCCCTGGCTTGTCCTTGCGGTTTCCGCACTGTACGCCCTTGTCCGCCCATCTGAGGTTGTATATGCTGTTATCAAACCTTTCCATGTTATTTATATGGTCTACGGTGTCATACCGCCGTCTGTCTCCCATGAAGAAAGTCTGCATAACAATCTGGTGTCTCTTAAACCGTACTTGGTTCCCGTCCGTATCTGTGAACATACTGGAAATATCGTATTTATCTCCGTATGCCATATTGCAGAGGATTCCATTCCGTATGAGCCTGCCAAATGATGATATGTAGCACTCCATGTTGAAGTCATGCACGCTCTTTACTTCCAAATTCTCATCAAACTTGACAAGCTGTGTGACTTTTCTCCATGTTTCTTCCTTATCCGGGTACTTCCGGCGGATATACTCAAAAGTTTCTGTTTCTCTCATACTCTCTCAAATGTGTAGATTGAATTTCTGGTTGTTACCTCGATGTATTTTCCTCTATCCTCTGTCTTGAATCCGATAACCGTACTCGTAACAATCATGCCGACATACGGCGTTCCATCCGGCTGAGCCAACCATTCAATCATCATGGCATCTCCGTTTCTTGGAGTGGGTTTCTTGCACATTCTCCCTACTCTGAGAGGGTATCTGCCCTCAATTCTCGGATTGCCTTTTCTGTCTGTAATTGATACAACTCTATAAGTTTCCATGGCAGCCTCCTTAATAAAGATTCCACAAAAACAGTTCTTCGTTTTCTGCCGGATCGCACTTTTCTTTCCATTCCAGTTTTCTCACTACATCCCATGTTTTCATGCAGATATTAGATAAGTCGTACCTGTCGTACACCCTCTTGTCGATAAACAGGCGCATATCCAAGTCCTCATCGTAGAGATTGGAACTCATGTATTTCAGATTACGAATATCCTCATCTGTGGCTTCCGCATGGACTGTTACTGTGATACCGTCCAAGTGTTTTAAAATTACCGGATGATCGTCCATTGTCAGACAAGCCGTATAAAGATAGATTTTCTGTCTCTTATTCTGCTTTCTGAGCATTTTAATGACTGTGTAGAGCTGTGCCGGATTTATCATAGGCTCTCCGCCGGTAATCACAACTTCCTCATAGTCCTTTAATGCCGTGATACCGCCAATCACTTTCGCCAATGATGTGTAGTCCAATTTGCTGTTGCAGCACCCCGGGCACTTCCGGTCGCACTTTGATGTGATAATTACTCTCGCTGTCTTTTTCATCTTTCCTCCTTAATCCATGCCGTCATAAAGGCTTTCAGATAATTCAACCTGTTCGTCTGTCAAATCCCTAAGTGCATTGATTATCTTCATCTTTGTTTCTTTGCATGGGAAATATCCGTACTTTGCATATCTCAGCATCCGTTCAAAAGTGCTCATTGGAAATGGAATATCTTTATCAATCACAATCCGTTTAAGATGCAGATGTTCAAAAAACGCATCATCCATCAGGATTTTGTACTCAATGTGTGTTTCCGGTATTCCAATTTCCTCTAAGAAATGCTCATCTTCCAGAGTTTCAAACGGAAGTTCTTGTCTTTTCGTTACCGCACCAGTTTCATCCTCTACTTCCTCTTTGTAATATGCGAACTTCGTGATTGTGAAATCGAACTTATTCAGAATTTCTTCCGGTTTTCCAAATATTTTGCAACAAAGTTCAATCACAACACCTGTTTCAATGTGTTTGTACGCCTTTACATTGTCGTTTTCGTAGTGGAAATGATATTTCTCATCTCTTACATCGTCTCCGTCATATCCGGGTGTCTGGCTGTCAAAATACTGTACCGCATCATCAAAATCACTTTCATTCTCAAAGAAAATATCAAGGTCTTTTACCTTTTCTTTATTGAATATGTTTTTGAAACATCCTCCACATATAAATCCTTTGTGGCCGGTCATGTATTCATCAAGCCAATTTAGCATCCAGAAGTTTTCTCTGTCTCTCTTTATCAGAGCCATGTTTCCTCCTATCTCCGCGCCATTGCTTCCTCGTATAATCGTTTATATACGTCCCTCTCAGCAGTTATCTTTGCGATTTCCAACTGTGTCTCAATGTCCGGCATCTCCACCTTTTCTGCAATAGGTTCAGGTTCTTTCTCGTCTGGCTTCACTGCTTCATTTGCAGCTTCCGCCCACTTCTTTACCAGATCATTCGATTTGATGTTAATTCCAATGCCGATACTTACTGCCAACGCTGCATCAATCTTTTTCATTTCCGCCATAGAACACTGCCCTATGTAATCTCCAACCTTATCCTTATTTACCGTATCAATCTGCTCGCAAAGAACGGTTGACGGATATTTTGAACTGTTGATTTTAACGTGTGTCGGCAACGGTTTCTTTTCCTGAGTGGTAAGGTAAACCACTTCCAATATGGGGCCTGCATTGTTGCCAATATCATTGCTTATGATTACCGCAGGTCTACCCCCCCCCTGTACATTTCCGCTATATTCACTCTCGTTGCGGATATAGAAGATTTCCCCTCTATAAAATTCTTTGTTCATAGTGTCCTCCTATCCCATTCGCGGATTGTAGTCCTCGAACCGTTTTATGGTTTTGAAAATTTTTCTGTTATTCACATACCTTTGAAGTAATCTAACGGTGTCTCCGCCCTTTGTGTGTTGTTTGTCATATACCATTACATACGGGTCGTAATCCATATCTCTTAGGGTATATATCCGTTCCAAATCCTGCTCGATTGTTGTGTCGAAATTCGTCAGGACGAACACGCTTGTTTTTCTGGCTTTCCATCCAGTTATGTCCTTGAACATTTTGAACTTTGGTACAATAAGTTCTTTATCTTCGTACCGGTCCCATGCAAAATGAACACTGTCAACTCTTAACTGTCTTATCATTTCCGCTTTTTCATCTGTCATAATGCGAATGTCTATTCCCTGGTTGATGTTTACCTTTGCTTTGCTATCAATGAGCTGATGCAATAAATCTTTCCAGTCCTTGCAAGCTATGAGGTTCGGATCGCACAGCACTATATTTTTCTGTCCTCTCCAAAATTCCGACAAATCTGCAACTTTACGGGAACATCTTCCCTCTTTTGCTTCAACATGACAGAAATTACAGCCTCTTGGACAACCTCTTGTAAGAAATCCGTATGCCGTATCTTTGCATAATTCAGGGTAAAGATCGTAGTCTGGGTAAATGTGTTCCACCTCTTCCGGTAGTGTATGGTCTCTTTCTTTGTGGTAAATCTCTCTCCCATCTACTGTTTCTATGCAATACCCAGAACCGCCGCGTATAACCTCATCTGCATCTACAAAATGTTCGTAATCCGGTGTGAAACTGAATACCTTTGACATATACACACGATCCATGTGTCCCGAAAATAATGGGCTGTACCACTCAACGGAATCGCCTATGCTTTTATGCCATGCCGATAGTTTCATAAGAGGTATGTTTGGAAAATTGTGTCCGTCTACGTCAATCAGTCCTATCCTCATAGACCTCATCCTCCTGCGGCATCTCGAACACTCCAAGCGGTTGATCTGCCACATATTCACATACTAAGTCTCTGGGGTTTTCATCCTGTCCTCTTTCAAACAGCAAATTCATGGTGTAGCAGTCCATAAGCATTGAAATCGCCATTCTGCATTTTTCTTTCGTAGAGTATCTGCCAATCACTACTCTGTTTTCTCCTACGAGGGCAGCAACCTTGTACCGCCCATCATATTTGCTGTCCGTGCTGTATTCTGTTACCTTGTCGTTGTTCAGAACTACCGCTCCATCCTGAGACTTAACAAACATCACGTTTTGCCTCTCTTTCCTTAATTCGACCCATCTGGCGGTCGATCTTGAAATCAATACGCTCATTGACCTCTTCCACGCAGTTGAAAATAATTCCAAGCTGTGTGAGCATGATCTGTACGTCTGCGATTTCATCAATAACCGCGTCTCTCAAATCGGAATCCTTTGCGTTGCTCCGGCGGAATTTCAGAATGGCTTTGATGAGTTCCGAACACTCTTCGATTGCCATATCTTCCTGTTTATCCGAACCGTAGGTTTCCACGATTGTATTGAGGTCTCTTAACTGTTTCTGTGTCATATCTGCCTCCTGTTATTTTCTGTTTGCTTTTGCTATGCTCACGATAAGTACCAGAAGCAGGACAAGTACAATCCATGCAATCTCAATCCACAAAGGAATGAGAACCACCGGCCACGACCACTTAATCAGCTTGCAAAGTTTCAAAACAATGAATACGATCTGTAATACTCCTAAAAATCCCATACCGCCTTTTCCGGCACTGCTTTTATGTTCGTTCATACGTCCTCCTTGTGATTTACATATAATTTGCTTCTTTGAATACGAATGTGTGCTCTAAATCCAGTTTTTCAGACAGTTCTCTCAGTCTCAGGTCATTGGAGCTGTAAATCTTTTTCTTTTTCATATCAGCGACAAAAAACTCCTGACCGGTCTGTAAATACTCTCCTACCTTGCTTTTCCGGCAGATCTCATAGTCTGCATACTCAACGTCTGCTTCCTTGTTATCTTCCTGTTTTTCCTTTTCTGTTTTTTCAAACATACTGTTTTTCTCCTTTCTTTCACGTTTTCGTTTGTCTGACTAAACATTCTCTTCAAAAAAATTTAATGCAATCCGTCAGACCATCTATACAGAATAACGGCGGTATCTTCGTTAGGATAAGAAACTCCCAAGAATTTGCCATTAACTGTTTCGCAAGCCTCTGTTACTCTGTCCACAAATTTATTGAAGTCCTCTTTCACTGTCACATAATCGTGAAATCCCATTGTTCCCTCGTCTCTTTCGTGGTTTTCTCTCATTACCACCATCTGTTTTAATTTCTGCATATTGCCTCCTATTTCTTTACCTTGCAGTCTCTATATACATCCTCTTTTCCGATGAATAACTGCCCTAAGATTGCAACCAGAACATTTACCACGATACTGTTTCCGGCCTGCTTATAAAGTTGTGTGTTGCTATTTACTTTCTCCGCCTTATGGAAATCTGCATCTGAGAAATCCATCAGCCGCCAGCACTCTTTTGGAGTGAGCTTTCTTATGCGGTACTCTGTGCAAACCTTTGAGTTCGCATCTCCATGCGTTCCGGCGGTCAACGTTGGAGAATTGCCATTATCAGAATAAACAGATCCGCATTGACTTCCCTCGTTGGAAATCTGCCCTACTTTTGCCATTTCTGTACTCCTTTCCGCGATATTGTCACTATGCTGCATACCGTCCTGCCCCCCCGAACAATTTTCTCAATACGGCAAATCCCCATGCTTTGGGACGTAAGTGTAGGGCATACATGACCGCCGCCTTGCACTCTTCCTCGCCGTAATTTACTTGTCGGGTATGAGAAATCTGCAACTCCGCCAATCTCACATTCGATATAACCTTTCTGTATTGCCTGCCGGATGCCTACATACTCTCTATCCATCATCCACCGTCCTTATCTCTAAAACCAGATTGTCTTTTTGAACAGTTGTAAGGGTGTTGGATATGCCATCAGTTCTTGCTTCAAGTTGAGTCATATTGCCTCTTTTTTCTGAAATCTGGTGGCTTTCGTATAATTTTCTTATCCTTTTGCCGTATTCAGTTCTGACGCAACGGCATATCGCAAAGTCAATCCTCATTTACTCTTATCTCCAAAACATAGTTGTCTTTTTGGACGGAAGTAAGTGTATTGCACAACCCCTCTGAGTTTGGCTCTAACCGTTGTTCCGTTGGTGCGCCTGTGGTTCTGTCTGATGGATTGCTTGGGTTTCGCCCTCTGCTTGCAACAATGATTCTTTCAACCACGTTTTCGCCTCCGTCTCTGTTATTATGCAAGGTACAGTACCCCCCACTCGTAATCGCCGGAGCTATGCCGCCGGTATCATACACTCGCCCTTGGTTTGGGTTCTCTCTCGTGGAAGTGGGGAGAATATTGCCTAACCTCTTAATCCCGGTCTGCAATATCTTCTTTCCTTTCCTTGATTTCTAATATCTTTGGTTCCAAATTGCCCCCCCCCACAAGTGTTTAAGGTCGGGGCAATTCCGTCTACGGAATAAATTCTTCCGCTCTGAGGATTATCCCAGCTCTTTCCTACGGCGATATTCCCCAGTTGTATGCAGCGTACCTTATTTGCCATTTCATAGTTCCTCAATTACATATTTCAAATGTTTGTAGTCGCTCGCCAATAGGGTAGGACATATCATTTTGTACAATGCTTTATTGTATGGGTCGTAGATTCCACAAGCACTTTCGGAGGATCTTTGTAGTCTGTTGCCCTTATCGCTTGGCAAATACCCCCCCGATAAAACTCGGACCCTGTCCTGGACTTCTTTTTCCGGGTTCAGTGAGCCGACTACGATTATTCTGTCTGCCATTTACTTTTTCCTCCACTAAAACTTTCGGTGGATCTTTATAATCCGTTGCCGACAATGCCACTGATATGCCCTCCGGGGACATTATACGTCCTCTTTCTCCGCCTGTTCCCGTATGAGCCACAATCAATGGCCGGCTCATGGTTCATCTGAGCTGTCTACTTCTGTAACACCGCATCCCAATGATGCCTGTCTACTGAGTCTCTGCCCCCCCTAACGGTTTTTGAGATACCGTCTAACTGACCGCTCTCTCGTAAGTCCTTGATGAGTTTCTGTGCCTTTTCAGAGTTGATGTAATACTTTTCGTCTACCTCGTCCTCCAAATAATCTTTCATTGTCTTATCCAGTGGAACCGGCTGCGGAAATTTGTAATTATAATCTCCCAAAATAGATACCATGAAACAACGCTCTCTGTTCTGTGCCACTCCGTAATCCTTTGCATTGAGGATCTGCGTATAACACTTATATCCCTTGCTTTCAAGAAAGCTGCACCAGCTATGAAAATCGTCTATGTTGTCTGCGCTGATAACCTGTGGCACATTCTCCATGAGAAGTATCTGGGGAAGATTTTCTGTCTCATTCAGAAGTCTTTCAACTTCCCACAGTAACCCGGAACGTGTTCCTGATCCTTTTTTCATTCCTCGCATCTTTCCGGCGAGTGATAAGTCCTGGCAAGGTCTTATGGAAACGAATACGTCATAAGGTAGGTGTATCTGTCAGTATTCGTTATTGCCAGATCACCCCCCCTCATTGAGCAAATGTTGACAAGGTTGTGCGTGGCTTTTATGTTGTTGTAACATTCTCTGCGCCATGCGTCACTGTATGAATGACTCCTTATCTGCTCTTCCGTGAGAGGTTTCTTTCCATCCACGGATATTCCCAACTGAGTAAGTGCCTGTATAACATCCTCAGAACTCATTTCTGCACTGTAATCCGTATCATCGTCCGCCATGTGAATAGCTTTGTATGATGCCGTGGCGTGCATTTCCCATTCAGACATAAGGTAATGTTCAAACGGTACGCCAAGATTACGAAGTGCCATCGCCTGAGAACCAACCCCGGCAAACAATTCTATCAATCGCACTGGGTTGTCAGTCTTAAATGTTGGGTACATTAAATCAAACATTGAAATCTGATCCACTCGTTTTCTCCTTTCTTTGATTTTTTATCATGCAAAATCTCGCATAATTAAGCTGCCGGAAGTAGTCATTATTCGCATTTTCCCACATTGCCGGTAAGGTACTCAGCCGTGTTTCATAACACTTATCGCACACCTTTTTCCCTTTCATTGTTGGATTTTTGCCACATATATAGCAAATGCCGTAGTCCGGTCTCTCTGAACGTGACAAATCGCATCGGTTTTTATCTCTATAATTTTTCAGATACGCCCTGCATCTCTGGCACAAACCACCATTCTGTGATTGATGTTTTCCGCATCTGGGGCATAGACCGTTTTCGATGCGTGTCTGTTTTAACTGCCTTTTCCTCAGCCGATCTTTCTCTTTCTGTTCATCGGTTTTTCCTTTTTCCGAATAACTATCTTGAAATTGGCCCAAACACTCATAACATAGCTTTTTGTTAGGTTCTGCTGGATTTTTCCCACAATGAGTGCATATCCCAATCCTTTCATGGTATTTTCGATTCTGCTTGCGTAATTCAGAATTTCTTGCCGCACATTCAGGGCACATGGATCTTTCCGGCGTTGGGTTTTCTTTGCCACACTTCGGACACAATCCTCTTTCCCTCATCTCTTTGTATGATAATTTTCTCAATCCATTTCAGAGGTTCCCAGGATTTATGCGCGCTGCCCTTTCCTCCGTCTATTTTCTACCGAACTTCTCATACATTTCATCCAGTCTCTTTCTGGTTTCGTTTGACATACCGGATGGTGGTTCGGTCTTTTCCTCCGGCACTTCAATTTTTTGCATTTCTATCTGTGGGTCTACTGCTTTTTCCATAAGTGCTGCGTGTTTCTTCCCCATATCGGCTATGAGCATCCTTACATTCTCCGGCAGACGTGCCTCTTCTTTCATCCGCTGCACCGAAGTCCGATAGTTCCTGATAAAGTGCGACTGTTCAATGGTTGCCACTTGGTCTGAATCCATCAACGCCCACTCTTTGAGGTTTGCCGCCGTTCCAACAGCTCTTTGGCACGCCTCCGGCAGTTTTGCAAATTCCTCTTCTGAGTTGTAACCGGAGTTCCTTAACGCCCTCTGTACCAACGCCCATGCCTGCAGTTCGCTCATGCTTTCTTCCACCGGAGCAATAATCTCCGTTGCTTTAGTGCGAATATCTGCGATGGTTGGAGGAAAACGTTCACTCGTCATGTACTTTTGTATTGCCAAGTTTGCCTGCTCATACGGAAGATCTTGTAATAATCCATACCACACATCGAAAGCGTCTTTATCTGGTATGAATGTCGGCTGTGCGTAGACCGCTTTCATAGCTTTTACCAAAATCTTAAATTCTTCTCTTTCCATTACCAGCCATCCACATCCTTTACTCTGTTTCCAATGCGATCTCCGCTATTTCTGTATGCAGAAGATGATTGCAATTTATCCCAAATAATGCCTTTCCATCCATTCGACATACATTCATCAATAAGATTGCATACGGCAGTATCTCCATAGACAGAGACCTTATTGGCAACCTGTTTTAACAACGACTTCATGCCCTGTTCCTTATATCCGTCTTTCCGTTCCGTCTTATACTTGAACCATTCGCGAAGTTTATCTGCCATTACATCAGAGATGGTGTACTCAGGGAGAAGCCTTTCAAAAATTGATTGGGTAGTTTCCCTCTTTCCCCCTTTTTTATTTTCTTTCTCTAACTCTTTCTCTAACTCTTTCTCTATGTTACCTTTTTGAACATCAACGTTACTCTCTGTTACACGTTCGTTACATTCAGTGTTTTTGGGTGTCTCAGTGGGTTTTGTCTTGTTTTTTTCTCTCTCCCGATACTCCCTAACCCTCTGTGCGGATGCCGATTCAGACCCAATCATTTTCAGAGATTTTGGTAAAAATAGCGTGCCGTCACTTTCCGTAACCACAAGCTGTAATTTTGAAAATTGTTGTAACGCTTGTGTAACAATCTGTAACGCAAAACCGGATGCTTCCGCCAACATTTCTGCGTCATACGGAATATCTTCGGAAAATCGCAGTTTGCCCTCATGGTCGATTGACTCTGTAATCATCCATATATAGAACATAACCAAAAGATCGCCATTATCCTTTGCTCTAAGTATCTTGATATAGTGTTTTTCAAAGAAGTTCCGGGGCATTTTGAGCCAAAAATACTTTTTCTCAGCCATCGAACGGTCCTTTCTCTATCTCTTCAAGGAATATCTCAATCCTTGGGTTTTTCTTATCCACATAGAAGTCATGCGTAAAGTTGTCGATTTCTTTCCAACCATCGTTTTTAATCACTCCGCATTTCTGCAAAGCATCCTGAAAAACTTTGTCTGCAAAGGAAAAAATATTGCCCTTGTCACGCTGTTTATCCGGCTCATAGAAGTTGTAATGAATGATGATAGGGTTTGTAATCGTAAGTCTCGGCAACTGTGTCCTGATAGCGTTACACACGATCATCTGGTAATCTCTTTTCATTTTTGCACCCATCTGAGGATGCCTTGCACACTCATGTAGGTAATCGTTAAGATCCGGTAAGGTTCTGGTTCTGCCGTAATAATTTCCTTTGATAACAACCTTGTGCATCCCTAAACCCTCCTTTCTTTCATTATGGGTGGAGCCGCCGGAATGACGGCTCCTGGGTAATTTAACAAAAGATCCTTGTCAGGGGTTTATACCATTTAACTAATCGAATTTCTTAAAAGGAGGTAAACCGTTTATGTGTTCTGCGGTTTTCGTGACATATTTTCCTCAGAGACCAATCTTAGGAGATAATTGCAGAAACATATTTACGGGTTACGATTATTTAGGAAATCACGAAAATGTTTGATACATCCGCAAGTTCTTTTTCGAGATACGCTTTGATGTTGGCTTTCGCCTCATTCTTCCATGCGCCTCCGTCTGCCTCAAATAAGGCACAGGTAACGCCATAGCGATCATTGTCCTTTACTCTGAAAATAAAGTTACTCATAGGCTGTGCAACTTCTGTAAAGGTTCTGTACGGCATCAGGCGGCAAGGACTCGGAACTTCAACTTCCTGCAGAGAGGCAACGCCTTTCTTGATTGCTGCTTTCTGTCCTACTCCGGTGTCTCCGTATTCCGCAACAGTGCCAGCCTTAACATTTCCGGCAAACTGTAAGATGATCGGCTTATCATTTGCCTCAGCATCCTCGTTTAAGAACTTGGCCTGCACACCGATAACAAACTCTTCGTTTCCAATGAACTGACCGAATGAAAACTCCGGGATCTCTGCTTTGACAACTGCCAGTGTTTCTCTCTGGCGGTCTGCATCCAGACTGGAAAACAGACGAACCTCAGTAGGAGATACCACCTGGGCGATGTACTGTCCGTCCTTGAAATCTTCTGTGCTCTTTTTGATAAAATCTACAAGGCTGCTCAGTGTGTTCATGGTAATTCCATCCGCTCTGAGTTCCTTGCCGATCATGGTCATATTCTTATCTACATAGGTTCTTCCCTCAATCGACTTAATATGAGGTTCGTCAAGGGAAAGGATTTTCTCAATAGCTGCTTTTAACATATCTTCCTCCTATTACTGTACGATCTGCCAGTCCTCTGCCAACATATCTGCCTGAGATGCAAGCCATCCCATCTGTACACCGGATGTTCCGACAAATGCGATTGCTTTGTTTCCGATGGCATCATGTTCGCAGTTCACAATATCGCCATCGGCGTTTTTGTAGCTGATATTAGTTGCAAGTTCAATGTGCTGGTTCTTTCCGTTCCATCCCTGCCTTGCAACTTTCTTGCCAGACTTCATCTCTTCTATTGCTTTTCCAAAATTCATAATGTCCTCCTTTAATCATTAACCGCTTTCAGGCTAATAACCTTGTGTTCGGTTTTCTGTTCCGGTTGTTTTTCAATAACCTCTCCGGTTTCAGGATCACAGCCAAGTTCCTCTGCCGTTACCGGTTTTTCTTCCTCAACTTCCTCCGGGTTCATGCTCATACCACAATCGTCCAAAGTGAGCTGACCTTTGATCGCACCTTTGGAATGTTCAGTAAGGGTTGTAACACCACTTCTGAAATCCTTGTTGATGAACAACTGAGTTTTCAGTCCCATCTCAGGAGCTAACTTAACGGAAGTCTGTACCTCAACGGAAACATCCTCTCTATCATCCTCACTAGGAGTAAGAGTAATCTTTACATCAAGGACACGTTTCTTCTTTGCATCAGTGTTCAAATCCAGAATGTTATCTGAGATTTTCGCTAACGCTCTGTCGATACGTTCTTGAACGCCTCCGGCACACATGGATGCCAATGTAAGTTTCTCTGCCACTGTTTTCACTTCCTTTCTAAAGAATTATTTATAATAAGCGTATCGCCTACTATACGAATGTTTTTCCGTATCTTCTCCGAAACATTTCCTTTGCCTCGTTTTTATCCTTGGCTTGTCCGGTAGATACCATTTCAAGCTCATACGCCAACTGTGCAATGATATGGCTCATTACTTTCATTTCCTTGTTGTGATGAACACTCATTCTACTTGAATTGTGATGGTCCGGCGATAAAGGAACCCACAGACCATCCTCGTCTGCATGGCTCCTGTTCGCCCCACCCATCAAGTGGTGTCTCTCGACACCGTAAGAGCCGTCTATCATATCGTAATCAGCGTATTTCATATCAATTACGATTGAATCTTTCATTAAATCTCTCCCATCAGCATATCCATGGAGACAGGACCATCCAGAATCTCAGTATCGGCACAATAATCGCATACCTCGCATCTAAGTGGCTCAATGTCTCCATCTTTAATGCGTTGGATTTTCACGATATTGTTTTTGACCTCTGCCAGTTTTTCATCCATCATCAGCGGTGGAACTTCAATAACCTTGATTCTCGGATGAGGAATGTTGTCTGTCTTATCCTTGCTGACAGCACAAATGTAAAACGGCAAGAGATCACCTGTATTCTGTCTGTAAATCTCTCTGTACACGGCAGCTTGCAAATCATATCCCCACCATTCGCAGAAATTGAGTCTCTGCCCAAGGTCCTTTGCGTAAAAGGTTTCTGTTATGCTCTTTACTGTTTTGAGGTCAGTGATTCGTCTGCCGTCTGCACTGTCAATTTTGATTTTGACAGGAACTCCCTCAATTTCTCCGGTCATAATAACCTGTTTATCTCCGGCCATGTACTGCATGAAAACTGGATCTTTCACGGCACGGTCAATCATAATTGAGGCCTGTTTGTATTCAGATTTCAACTCTCCGGCGGTTTTGCCTCTGGATGAGAAGATTTCCGGGTGCTGTGCGGAAAATGTAGGAAGTGTACCCTCAAAGTAGGCATCCACATAGGAGCCTACCATTAACGCAGTTGTGGTTACTTCCTCAACTTCTCCCCGGAGCTTCGCCATAGCGTATGCTTCACAACCCATTTTTCCGGTCGTGCCGTTGAACTCTTTGTACTGAGAAACGGACACATACTGCATATTAGCTTCTTTGGTGTAATAGTTCTCCGGGGTAAGTTTAAGAAGATTACTCATCTACTTCCTTGAATGTTCCGTCAATCACACCATCAGAACTCTCATCTGCGTTATGAGAACTCTGATCGTGAGACTGGTAAATGTCCTGTGCTTGATACTTCTCTTTCGGTTTTTCCTTAACATCAAACGCCGAACCATCTTCAAATGCCTGACACTGTTCTGCGGTATCAAAGTTGAGGTCAATCAACTTACACAGTCGGCGGAGAACTGTTTTCTTGCACATCTCTCCGTAACTTTCTTTCCAAGCCTTGCTGTTTGCTGCCTTTGAGAATGTCTGTCTGGTATGTTCAATGTCCTCTTTACTCATGGTGTCGTACATCATGGAACCGTCTTTGTAGAGGACTACCGCAAATGCACCGATAATCTCTCCGTTTGAAAAAGTCTTAGGTCTGAAATTGACATACTGCTTACCGTTTTCAATTACTTCCTCAAACTTATCTCCCTCACGGACTACCTTTGCGTAAATGTCTTGAATAGGATTGCTCGAATATCTCTTGCACAGCTTGATCTCTCCCTTGTAATCAGTCTGGAACTGACACTGATTTCCGTAAGGAATTGCGTAACACTCTCCGTTAAAGAAATCGAGACCAAGGAAAGCTCCTTTTAAGAGTGTTCGCACAACGGTCGGTGCTTCGCATTTTGAGAAATCAGCTTGTCCGTCCTGCAGAACCGTCATGCAGTTCTGTAAAAATCTCTGCTTGTTGAATTTCTCCGGCAGAGCTGCAACCTGTTTTTCAAGGCTTTCGTCCAGTCCTTTATGAACTGCAACTAAATAATTTGTGTCTTTTGTTGCCATAAATAACCTCCTTGTATTTTTATGAATCTGCCTACCAAGAAAAGGCTATGGCAGGCAGATTATTTATTTTATTCGCTATCGTCTGTACCCCCCCCGAAAAGGTTCTTCAAAAAATCCGCAAAACCATCTTCGGAGTCGGGCTTAACTTTGACGGTATCGAAACCAAATTTCTTTTTCATCAAATCAGTGAGCTTTATTGTCTGCTCAGACATAATGTCTTTGATGAGGTTGCTGGTTTCCTCCGCCCACTCCATTCCACCGTCAATATCTTCGAGAAATGCCTTATTTCCAGAAGAACTGCAACTGATTGATGTAGGCGTTACGGTCACTTCACAAGTGAATGGATGGATTTCAATGTCTTTCGTATCATCCATAATGTGTTTGAGTGCCATCATTGCCATAAGTGCGTCAAAGTTATCATTCTTTCCTGCCATAGTGTTTCCTCCTACAGTTCAATAACTGTTAATTCATTGTTGCTTGTGGTTCTGGTTGCTATGAACTGCAACCCTTTCTTTTTGCACTTCTCATAGAGACGTGTGCGGTTTTCCTCAGACAGTTTCTCAGTACCATCAATGAGGATGATCTGTAAGCCGGACGGATTCTGAATTGCCACATCAATGCAGAGATCCAATTTTTCTCCCTCAGAGAGATTACTTACCGGAAGTCCATTGATAAGAGGTATTCCGTCCTTGACAGATAATCCCTCAATCGGGATTTCTGCCGTTTCCAGAATTGTTCCCGGAAGAGTTCTTGCCAGCTCAATCTTCTCTGTCAGAGAATTGGACTCTTTCTGCAAGGTGGCTACTTCCTCCTGAATAGACAACATTCTGCGCCATTCATTGATATGGCCTTTCATCTTCTCCGTCTCATTGGCCTTTGCCATGAGATCGTCAATAGGTGTGATTTCCATATCTGCGTATTCTGCATAGGACTGTTCCTCAGCCTCATACTTGGAAACGGCAGCCTCATACTCAGCACTGATAACTTTTGCCTTATCTTCCTTTGCTCCTGAGAGACCGGCTTTCTTTTCTTCCAGATTTTTAATCTGTTCTTTCAGTTTTGCCAGTTCACTCTCGATGTTCTTCTCCTGTGAAGCCATCTCTCTGTCGAGTGCAGCCAGTTTCACTTCCTTGTCTGCCTGAAAACCTCTGATTTTTCCATCGTGGCTGTCTCTGAGACGTTTTGCCTTTTCAATGGTTTCATTATTTTTACGAATCTTCTCAATCTCCGTATAGAGTTCTGAGAGGTTTTCTTTCTCCCATCTCTCTCCGTCATAGTCGATAGGAAGAGAACTTCCAATATCGGCAATAACAGCTTTCTTGGCGCGAATGTCCCGGTTTACATCCTGTCTGTGCATGAAGTAGTAACCGTTTTCTGCCTGAATGTCATTCAGAACTGCTAAAATGTTCTGTTCGTAATTCACATCCGGCGGCAGCTCTCCGAACCATTCTTTGATTGTGTCAAGGTTCCAATCGTACTGAATCATATCCAGAATCGTTGCATTTTGGGTTTTCTTATCCATAGAGATGAACTCCATAGGAGAAAGCTGCAACGGAGTGAATATGGTTTTCAGAAATGTTTCAGGGCTGGGGACAACATTGCCGTTCTGCTTTACAGATTTATAATCCGTCATTCCCTGTCTCGGTTTTCTGTCTATGGAGAGACCACTATCTGTCTCAATGAAAATCTCTCCCTCTGTCTCTCCGTTTTTGATAATGTACTCACGGTCTGATGCGTTGGTAAGGGCATATCTGATTGCATCAATAACGGATGTTTTACCGGTTCCGTTATCTCCGACAAGTTCAATATTCTTACCGTCTCCGCTCCATTCCTTGATTCCGAAAAGACTCTTAATCGTGATTTTTGAAATCTTCAT